AACAAACACTTACGTCCACGATTCTGAACACCAGCTAAAATATCTAGTAACACAGTTGTTTTACCTACACCTGGATCACCAATACACATTATATTTGTGGCACATGGTATACCACCTTCATGACTAATCAAATCATCAACAATCATTCCACTCTTCATGGTGTCCATCATTCTTGGGTCAATATCCAAGTTATTCAATTTGACAATATCAAAATCAATTTTAGCGGGAACAGATACTTGATACTCCATAACTTGATTTTTACGTGGTCTACCTCTTCTTTTACCTGTATTCATACTTGTGTTTTTATTTATATTTAAATTTAACATCTCAGTTGCGGTCATTTGTTTTTTCTTTCTTCCCATTTTCTTACTTACTTTCTTATATAATAAAGATAGCATGAGAGTCGTGGTCATCCTCACGGATTTTCCACGAATTTCACGTTATAAGACGTTGATTTTCAACGTTCTATAGGACGTTAATTATCAACGTTCTATAAACAATTATGTTTTTGTAGGATATTACGTAACTTTGTTATGTCGTCTTTTGTGTATTTATCCTGGTTAATTTGATCACAAATATATGCGGCTTGTTTTATGTCACGTTCTAAATAAGAAATACGTGATGAGTGATCTCCAGTTTTTTTATTAATCCAGAAATGTAATTTATTCATCAAACATGTTTTAGTTACACCAACTAACTTTCTATTTTCGTTATGTTGTAATTCTTTATTATCAATTCCTTCTCCTAATACACCACTTAAGTCAATAGAGTATTTTTTAAGGTCTTGTCCCTTCTTATCACGATGCAGCATCTTGTCTGCAAATTTTTCAAATGGGTTGTGCATCGGTCCATATAAGGATTGTTTCGTTAAAAATTAGTTTAGTAAACTAAACTTTTTATACATAAACTCATTCCAACATAAGCAAACTGCTTCAATTGTTGTTTCTTCATTATCAATCACATTATTTTCAATCATTGCCTCAATTATTCGTTCTGTATGTTCTCTACAATCGACATGATATTGTTCATGAATACCTTCAGGAACATATTCATTAACATACTTACTAATAATTTCTCTAGTTGTGTAATCGATATTCATGTTATAAATATTTAATTAAACATAATTAGTTAATCAAGGTTAAAAAAGCCCCGATGTAGAAACATCAGGGCGATAAATAAAAATTAAAAGTATGAAATCTTAAATATTTTTAAATCAATCATTTGGTGAAAAACACTCGTAATAACAAACCCATTTATACTTTCTTTCCAACTTATTTGCCTCTCGTTCCATTGGATGTGATTTATAAGTATAAATTTTATCTAGTTTTTGATATTGTTTTTTAATACTGTGATACCTGTAATGTACAAACTCATGAATAATAGTTGATATGAAACCTAAAATTGTTCTATGATGTTTTTTACAAACATGTATTTCATTTTTCCATGGATCATAAAAACCAGCATATTGAGCTTTTTTATGAAACACTAACTTAGGATATGAACCATTTATAGGACTAACACCAAACTGTTTTTTACACCAGTTAAATATTTTAATAGCATTTGATCTTGTTATGTCATCCCTAGTTAACATATTATAATCCATTTAACATATCTCTAATTACAGCACATTCTTCATACATTTCATTTTTAACAAAAACATCTAAACATGTGTTTAATGATGTTCTCCATTGGTCACGCTCCAACACAAAATCAATAATATCATGATTACCTACTTTGGCTGAAAACGCAGTTACCTTTTTTCTATTTCTTTTATCATAAAATGCCTTTTTGATTTGAGTATATACTTCTATAGATATATATAAATCTTTGCCTTCAACCTTTGATTTAAGGTCACCAACTGATTTGAATTCAAATACTTTGGCCATGGCATTTTGTTATAAATATTTTAAAGCTGGGAGTACTATTTAACGTACTCCTCAGCTAATGTCCAAAGCGCTTCATTGATTTTTAAGTCCATGCTAAAGTTTTTAATTGCTCTAGCTTTACGAACCCTAGCACCCATTGTATATGAACAATTACCACCAATCAATTTTTCTTGAACTCGATTGAATACAGCCCATAAACTGTTACCAGCATCTTCATTACGTTCAACTTTAATTAGTTCATCAATATCAACCTTAACGTTTTCACCAAAACGAACCAGTGCAGCACCTTTAGCGAATTTTTTCACTTGCCAATCACTCAATTCAATATTTTGAAACTCATTAATTTTCTTAACCAAACCTGGAAACGCCGCTACAGCATCAGATACTTTTTGTTGTAGTTCAGCAAATGTATAACCCATATGGCGTAATTTAAAATCACCATAATTTTGATCCATAACAACTAATCCATTTGAACATACCAATCGGAACAATCCAATTTGAAATTTAAATGAACTCAAACCATCATGGCTATTTGTAAGTAATATTTGTGGATAAACATTATCACCATTTGAACCAGTGATTTCAATACTTGGATTAAAAAACTTAATCATGTGGCGTTGATAACCAATTGTATTCTTTTTACGAGCTTTGATCTCAACTGCTTGACATGGTTTCCATCCCAACTGAATCATGTCATTGATTACTTTGTCTGTTGGAATGTGCACATAGTGCTTACTAAGATTACCTTTTTGATTTGTTTGGAAAACACTCGGAGCGGTTTTCTTAATGTCCGCCATGGACAGCTCATTAAATACTTGTTTCATAACTTTTATTTTTATTTATACCTAAATATATTATCTTTACTTGGGTCGATAGTGACTAATCCTAACTTCTTGTTTTTTCTCAGTCACGGATTGTTCTTCTTTACGCTGTCTAGCTGCTTTAACTCTACGACGTTCAAGTTCTAACTGTTCAGCTAAAGTTAATGAACTTGGATCTCGGTCCTCCAAATGTTGTTTCTTAAATTTACGGTTGAGTTTCTCGGCTTTATTTAACCACCTATCTTGCTCGTCTGCGTAATTTACGTGTCTTCCCATATTTTTTAATTTTTATTTATAATTAAATTTAACATGAGAACCCGGGTCAATCAATCACAAATGATTAATTATTGTGACCAATTCATTATAAGAACACACCCCAGTTCTTCTATTGACCACAACTCCATCACGTTCAAATATAAGTGTAGGAACACTCATAACTCCATATTGTAATGCTAAATCTTTATTTGAATCAACATCTACTTTTTGATAATTAACTCCTGTTTCCAATACTGCTTTATCAAATGTTGGTCCAAACATTTTACATGGGCCACACCAAGTGGTTGTGAAGTATTTAATTGTTAACATATCCTTTATTTATAAATATTATTTCCAAAACTGATACCAACGTTTTCTTTTAGGTGGTAAACATTGACTAAATGGATTATCACCAAATGATGCTCTTCCATAATATCTAGATGTCATCATATTAAGAAACACCTCATGATATTGTTCTGGTATAGAAGAGAAATCAGCTATAATTTTTATATCTAGTTGAATTGGTTCAATACTTCCATTCATTAACACTAATGTTTCTTTTAATTCAACATTTTGAGATGATTGGACAGTTAAATTACTTCCTCCACCTAGATAAATTTCATTCATATACTTAATTTAAGTTATTTAGTTTGATTAACCAAATTTTTCTCTTTAAGTGCCTTAACATGTTTACAATTACCCTTACTCCTCCAAAATCCCATACATGAACAATGGTATGTATTTTTATTTGGGTTATAAGTTGTTTTATATTCACCCATTGAACCTTGAATATGTTCAATTATTTTTTTCTGTTTAGGTCTGATATGAACAACATCATTATAAGTTGTTTCTGGATGTACTTCAATCCACATTGGTACTAGATATTTTTTACCATCTTGAGGCGATACAAATATGGTTGGAGGTAAATGATGTTCAATTTCATATTTGTGAACTACTACTTTTGATGATATAATATCATCTCGCTTAGGATGAATTGTATACGGTTCTTTTGAGTGAATAATCTCATTTGTGGACCGTCCATCACCATGAACATTTATTACATGATACAACATAACCTTTAATTTCAATAAATATAAGTTATAAATGGAGGTCAACTCCATAAACCTAATTGTTCATGATTACCGTAATGACCATTTCCATCTAAATAAAGTGCTTGACTAAAATAAGTGAAATTAATATTTTTATTATTAACCCATTCTGTTAATAGAAATGGTCCTATAGGCTCTAATTTATGTTGTTTACCAGTTGATATATCTATTTTTAAATTAATTCTTTGTTTACTATACTCAATACAATCTTTAAATAAACCTGGTTTGGCTATAATAAAAGCCTCATCAAACAATTCTTTAATGAATGGATAAGTTAATATTAAATCAACTTGAGGAAAATTATTATCTATTTGTATTTGATAAAATGATTTTTTCCATTTAATATCTAAATCAGTTATAATACCACCATATTTAGCTAATATTGTATATTTAGCCAAATTACATTTGCCCATAAATGAAAGACTATTAAATAAATCTATCAAACCAAACTCAGATATTATATTATTAACATCATTATCTTTCCAATATATGATTTGATAACCAGGATTAAGTTGAGAGCAAATTTTTATATTAGGTAAATACTTAACAGGTATATCACCTCCAATCCAAACATAATGAATCATCATACTCTAGAAATGAATTCTGAACCTGGTTCACTACCAGTATCAATTATATTTAAACTCTGTAGATGTTCCTTAAAATGATCATCTATTTCCCAATCTGATTTAGATTGGAATGTTGATGGATTATAATCTTCAATATGTTGAATTTGTTTATCAGTGAATATATTTCCAACATATAAAAAGTAATGATTGTAACAAAGTAATTCTAAATTTTCTATTGTCCAGTTTTTCTTATTACCATCCTTAAAATTAAGTATTAATGGTACTTTATAATCTAATACTCTACGCTCTTGGAATTGACATTTAGAACAACATTCTTGTAAATAACTTTCTTGTATTAATCTATTCTTTAACTTCTCAGGTGTATATGAGTCAATAGGTACTCTACCTTCAATTATATCTTTTAGAGCTGGTTCTTTACCTTTATTAGATAAAAATTTAGCTATACCTTTACCTGATTGGTTCTTATGTGACTCAAATAATGTTATTGAGTCAGGATCATTATCGTCTACTTTATAATTTTTAGCCCATTTCTTATAATGAATATATGAACAATGTAAATAACGAGCCGCCGCCCTATTGGACTTGGTCATCGCCATTGCTCTTTCAATATCCGATTTTAATAATGGTTTAGCCTTCATTATTTGTCTTAATATTAACTAACACATTCCATATATCTTCTGGAGTTGTTGATGGTACTAATTCTCTATCTTCATTAAACAATTCATTAAATGACCCATCTGGATTTATTTTTTCATATAAGTACCAACTAATTAATTCATATCCTTCTTTACCAAAATGAAGTAATATAAGTGAATCAATTATTTGTAAATACATTTCATCATAGGTACTAAAATCAAGTTTTAACTCTGTTTGAGTTAAAATAGTTCTAGTTTGAGCAGCTTGTAAAGCAAATATAATTGAAGTAAATAAATCCTTTTGCTTATCAATATAAGCTTTCTTTTTACGTTTAACTGTTGAATTTATTTTCAATAAAGCATCTACTGCTTTTTTTATTTCATCAAAACCTCCTTGTTCCATATTACTTTATTTTATCTATCAATAACTTTATTTTAGAACATTCTTCATATTGTTCACTTTCTATAAATCTATCTATACATGTTTGTAAAGCTTGTTTCCATTGGCTTTTATCTAACTCTAAATAATAATCACTTTTAGCTAATTGAAATAAAACAGCTGTTTTACTTTTAGTATTAATAGCATCTTTAATTCCAGCTATTGTTTCTGTAAATACTGCTCTAGTGAATGTTTCATTATCACATAACGCTTCAATATCAGCTTGTCCTTCACCTTTAATTGTGACCACCATTGATGGTATTTGTCTATTTGATTTCTTAGCCATCGACTTTATTTATTATAAATATGAACAAGATTATGTTCATATGTTGTCATGGCATATATAGATATTTTAAATATATCTAGTTCAAATTCACCTATTTCACCTGACTCAGTTATAATGTCTGGAAGACTAGTTATAATATTAAATGATTCTTTAGTTAATAAAGAGGCATCAAATTCAATTATAATATCATTATTAAGAGGAGCATTCCATGGTTTGACTCTACTAAGCATATTCAATGTAGTATGTTTTTGCTCTTTATTTAACCAATCAGCATAACTAGCGTCAGATGAAATTTCTGAACACCATGGTTCTAAAGTAGCTAACATTTCAATAGCACAATTACTTACTCTAAATCCTATATTATACTTATGAGGTATAATTGGTTTCATGAACATATCATGTTTAACAAAATGTCCCCACTTACGGACAAAATTTCTAGCATTTTTATTTGTTGTGTAAAGCCATTCTTCACTATTCTTACCAGCACCACCTCCAGCATGTTTATTAAATCTACTTCCACGACTAGTGAAATGATAAACTAAACCATCCCATGATTGAATTACTTTATATCCTTTTAAAACAAAACGATTAAATAAATCACTATCTTCTTTTGATTGAGGAGCAAATAACTCATCGTGTCCTCCAATAGCTAAATAATCTGATTTATACATACACCAAGGTGCAAATATACCTTCAGTAAATCTATCTTTATTTAATTCAATTAGTTTATTACAATATTCTTTAAATTTAACTTCTTTAAATTGATCAGCTTCAATTCCAAAGTCCTCAATTATTTTTTCTGGACCAGCTGGATGTAATGGTGGTTCAATTCTAGTAGCACTCACTACTGTACCTGGTTTAAGATGTTTAAGTATATTTTTATCTAAATCAACCCCAGCAACCATATCAGCATGAAATGCAAATATAATCTCTGTTCTAGCCATTTCAATACCCTTATCAAACATACCTACAATACCAATACGTTCTGGTCCTGGGTTATGATATGTAATTAAATCCTCATCATTAAGTGATTTAATCCATTCTTGAGTTCCATCTATACTAGCATCATCCAAAACTAATATTTCATGTTTAGTTTCTAAATCACGAATTGATTTATATGCTAATTGTAAAAATTCTAAATTATTTCTACTTGGTAGTACAAATGTTATTTTATCCATTTAAATAATTTTTAATATAATCTTCTAAGTTTAATTCTGCTTCCCATCCTAATACTTCTTTAGCTAATGTATCTGTACATAATGTTACTTCAGCCTCACCTGGTTTATTAGCTTCATATTCTATCTTTGTTTGGAACATACTGGCTACTTCTTTAATAGAGTAATTTTTACCTCTACCTAATTCAAATATACGTCCCCAAGCTTGTTTTTCATTTATTAATATTAAGGCTTTAACAATATCATCAACATGAGTAAAGTCTCTACGTTTTTCACCTGTACCATATATTGTGAGTGGTTGTTTGTTTTCATAAGCGGTTTCCCATTTACCAATCACAGTACAATAAGCACCTTCTTTTAAATGACTAGGACCATACACATTATAGAAACGAGCAATAGATGCTTTTAAACCATAATGTATTTGAAATAATTGAACTATTTCCTCACTTACATCTTTACTAAATGTATAAGGATTTTTAAACTTACCTGACCAATGTGAACTGCTACCTGCAAACACTAATGGAATATTTTTATCAGCGCAATATTTAGCTATTAATAAAGTACCATTAGCATTTATCTCAAATGTATCAATAGGTGTTTTGAATGAAGGTTGAATACGGGCTAAAGCAGCTAAATGATATACAATATCAAATTCACCCCATACTGAATAGTCTGTTATGTTTCTAATATCAAATTCAACATACTTAGCTCCATCCACATGATTTGATTTATAACCAGTAATATAACTATCTACTGATGTCACATCATGTCCTTCACTTACTAGTTTCTTAATTAAATTAGTGCCTATAAAACCAGCACCACCTGTTACTAAAATCTTCATAATAAATTAATTACATCTTGTTTAAATTGTTTAACAATAAGTTTACTATTATATTTTTCTTTTGTATTTACTAAAGATTTACTACTCACCTCATTATAAAAATCACTATCATTTAAAAGCAAATGTATAGCGTTTTTAATTTGTTCATAATCATTATATTCAAATGATATATCTGGAAATATATCTTTCTGAGTATCTAAATTAATATTACCTATTAATGGAACACCTAAAGCACCAAATTCTAAACTACAATTACCTCCAGAAAAATTTTGATGAATATCTATTCCAAATTTAGAATTATATATAAACTCAAACCATTTATTTAAATCCATTCTATTTTTTAACTCTATATTAGATAATACATACTCATCAGGAAATGTTAATAATTCATTAGTTATTGGTCTTTTATAAGACATAGCGTATATAGGAATATTTTTTATATTATCTGAAGCCAGTTTATGAGAAATCATTCCTCGTTGATATCTTTTTATAGGATTAGGGATAACAACATATTGTCCTTCATCAAATTTTTTAGATGACTCAGCTAAAATATTAGTACACCCAGGGTATTTAATAAAATTAGAACAAAATACTTCCATTACCTTTTTATCATGCTCACTATGGTAACAAAATGCTTTACATTTAGATAAACATTCAATATATGCTTGTTGAGTTTTCGCATCCCAATCAAACCAATCAAATATATTTGACTCTTGATTAATGAAAATAGTATTATCATCAATAATAGAAAGTAACTTATTTAATTTATTAAACTCATCACTACATGGAGTTTGAACAAATATAATACTGTTTTTAGGTATATCATAAATTTCATTCCAAGAAACTGTTATCCAAGGAAAATACTCAATATATGCTTGAGGTAGTCTATGTAGATCAAATTTATGACTTCCTCTAGAATATCCTAATTCATTTATATAGTAAACATTATCCATATTACTGTTTCCAATCCCATTTACCTCCATTATCATAAAAGTATTGAATTGTTTTCTTCAATGCTTCTTCTAATGATGTAGGTACTTTATCACCTATTACAGAATATAATTTAGTATTGTCTGATTGTAAATGCCATATTTCCCATGGTCGTACTCTAGCTTGATCAACTTCAATTTCTACACTTTCATGTCCTATTAATTTGCCAATCAAATGAGCCAAGTCATAAATTTTGATTCCCTCCTCGCTTCCCATGTTATACACTTCTCCAAACTCACCTTTCTCAAGTAATTCAACAGCCATCCTAACAGCATCACCAGCATATTGAAAATCTCTAAATGAGTTATTACCTAACTTTACTTTATTAGATTTTGATAACTGAGAGATAATTTCTGGAATAACATACTCATGTGTTTCTCTTTCACCAACACAGTTAAATTGTCTCATAGCTATAGCTGGTACATTAGCTTCTCTCCATCTTACTTGTACTAAACCATCTGCTGCTAATTTAGACACACCATAAGTTGAATGTGGTTCTACTGGGTCGCTTTCTTTAATTTTACCAACCATATCACCATATATCTCAGCTGATGATACTTGTAATAATCCTTTAATTCCTGTTGTTTGACAAGCATTTAATACTCGTAGTACTGATGTAGCATTGATATCAAAGAAATGCATCGGGCGTTCAAAACATTCAGGAATATAAGGTTCAGCAGCATAGTTAAAAACATACTCAACATTATTTTCTTTTAATATTCTAGCTAATTCATTTTCATTATCTCTAATATCATGCCAAATAAACTTAGCTTTTGAGTTAATGTTTTTTGTCTGTCCTGTAATTAAATTATCTAATACAATCACATTACAATTTCTTTCATCAATTAAATAATCAACCAAATGGGAACCAATAAAACCAGCTCCTCCAATAACGCATACGTTTGTGTTTACTATTTGTCTCATTTTTATTATTTTTTATTATTTTTTATTATTTTTTATTTATATCCAACTATCAAAAAATCTCTAACTTTATTATTATGAAAATAACCTTCACCTACTTCAATATTAGTAAAACCAGCATTCATCATTAGTTCACCTAATGTTTCAGGGCACCAAGCCCATTTATGTCCTGCGGTTGTTTCCCATCCAAATAATTGCATCACACCATTAGCACTATTTATTTCTTTAGGATTACTATTATCTAATATATGTTTAGCTATAGCTTTAACATTACCTGTCTCTATTATTATTCTGCCTTCTTTTTTTAACCAACCAAACCATCTTTTCAATAACATACTCATATCCTGATATGATATATACATTGCAAAATGAGATAAAATAATTTCTTCTACAGTGTTATTTTCCCATTCTAATGTGAACACATCAGCTTCTTTATCAACCTTCATATTTCCATGATACATGGACTTGTTATCAACATTAATATATCCATCTAGATACATTTGACCAGATGCTAAATTTAGTTTCATAATTGTTCTAATATTATTTTACTTATAAAATCAATTTGTTCATTTGTTAATTCAGTATATGTTGGTAATATAACACCATACTTAGCTAAATACTCTGAATTAGGTAATGGTTCATTAGAGTTAATAAATGGTTGTTTATGTAATGGATAGAAAAAATGTCTATAATCAATATTATTATCTTGTAATGCTTTAATTACTTTATCATAATTATCTTTAACTACAATTGAATAATACCAGTATACATTGTCATATCCTTTACCATTATAAGGTAATTGAATATTTTTATTTAATTTAAGATTTTTATTATAGCGTTTAGCTATTCTTTTTCTATGTTTAATAGTTTTTCCTATATTTTGAAGCTGGCCTAATCCGATACAACATTGTAAGTTAGTCATTCTAAAATTAAATCCTGCTTCAGAATGAATATAACGTTTACGTTCTACAAAGTTGATATTTCTATCTGCTAATAATTGTTTATATGTTTCTTCATCATCTGTTAATACCATTCCTCCTTCACCTGTAGTAATGATTTTATTAGCATAAAATGAAAATGTACTAATATCACCTATTGATCCTGCTTTAACTTCATTATGATAACCACCATGTGCTTCAGCTGCGTCCTCAATTATTTTAATATTAGGATATTCTTGTTTTAACTTAATTATATCATCTGTATTGACTAATAAACCATAAGTATCAACTATGATAATAGCTGATGTATTAGATGTGATTTTACTTTTAATTGTTTTATAAGTAGCATTCCATGTTTTAATATCAACATCACAAAATATAGGTGTTAATCCATTTTTTTCAACTGCGTTTAATAACGAGGTGATAGCCATTGATGGAATTATTACCTCACTATTTTTAGGTAATTTAAGTGCTTTAACAGCTAAATATAACGCTGATGTTCCACTATTACAAGTAACACCATATTTTCTTCCACAATATGAAGCAAATGCTATTTCAAATTCTTCAATTTGTGGTCCATAAGCTAGATAATTTTCTTTAATAGCTTTGATAGCTAATTGTTTATCTTCTTTATACAAATATGGAATGGACATTGGTATCATTTCAATAAATTTTTTTGGTATAAAATAGGTCCAATAGTACCTTTATGATGAATCATGAAGTCACCTAACACAGATGCTTCAATTACTCTACTTCCAATTGGAGATATTTCACCCATTGGGTCACAAAGATTATTATATTTTAAATTTAATTCTTTTCTCACAGCATCAAAGGTATGACAATCTGTTTGGTATTCCAAATTTAATATGTCTTCTTTTATCCAGTATTCAAAATTTCGTTTTATAAATTCTTTTGTACCTGGTTTACTCATATTAAATCCTAAATATCCTGTTTCAGTATGAGTATCTTTACTTGTAGCCTCTACAGTCCTAGTATGAACATATTCACCATTTGGAGTATATGATCCATGTCTCATTAGTTTAAAATTTTCTCTACCTAAGAAAGCAACATTGTAATCTGATAATATAGAATCAAAAAATGATTCTTCTACTTTATCAATGAATAAACAATCTGAATCTATTGAGCTAAAATTACCATCTATAACTTCAGAAGCATACATCATAGCTACTACAGGCCTAAACCATTTGACACTTCTAGGACTACTATACTCATCTGTAAATGATATTTTAGAACTCAATGTTTTATCAACATATGGAATTATCTTTTCATTATTATATTCATATGTCATTAAATTAACTATCACTATACTAGGCTCATTAACCCATTCAACTAACCAATCAGGATAAAACTCAGTATATGGATCATCTTCATTTTCAAAAAACACATACAGTTTATGTTCATTTGAATTTTGAGTTTTAATAAATGATTGTAGTAAATTCCTACCACATATTTTATATATCTCCTCAGTAAAAGTAGTTATAAAATTCATATTATAAATTTATTTTGATTTGAGCCTATTATAGATAAATTATGATAAGGTATTTTTATATTTTAATATTTTTAAATCGTTATTAATCATAATTTTAACTAAATCTTCAAAAGTGGTTTTTGGATACCAATCTAATTGTTTATGTGCTTTACTATAATCACCTCTTAAAATATCAACTTCAGCTGGTCTAAAAAATTTAGGATCAACTTTAATATATGGTTCCCAATTTTCAATCCCAACATACTTAAAAGCAATATCTAAAAATTCTCTAATAGATTTTGTCTCACCAGTGGCTATAACATAATCATCAGGATTATCTTGCTGTAATATCAACCACATGGCTTCAACATAATCAGGAGCGTATCCCCAGTCTCTTTTTGCATCTAAATTTCCAAGACTAATACAGTCTGATAATCCTAAAGCTATTTTAGCTACACCATTAGATATTTTTCTAGTTACAAATTCAATACCTCTTCTTTCAGATTCATGATTAAATAATATACCACTACAAGCAAACATATTATAAGACTCCCTATAATTTTTAGTTATCCAATGTCCATATAGTTTAGACACTCCATATGGAGAACGAGGATAAAATGGTGTATTTTCATTAGCTGGGTTTTCAATCATACGACCAAACATTTCTGAACTAGATGCTTGATAAAATTTTATTTTAGGATTAAATTCTCTAATAGCCTCTAATATTCTTAAAACACCTAATCCAGTTACTTCTGAGGTGTACTCAGGTGTGTTCCAACTTTCTCCAACAAACGATTGAGCGGCTAAATTATATACTTCATCTGGGTTACTTTCTTTTAAACAACGAAACAAAGAATTTTGATCAGTTAAATCTCCTTGTAAAAAAGTAATTTTATCTTCTAAATGTTTAGTATTTATTCTGTTTCTAGAAGAACTTCTTCTTTCAACTCCATATATTTTATATCCTTTTTTTAAAAGGAAATCAGCTAAATGACTTCCATCCATCCCACTTATACCTGTTATTAATGCTGTTTTCATTTTTATTTATTTATAATTTTTATAAAATCATTATGGTTATAAAATCTATTAGATGACTCATTTACTAATATTTCAATATTTTTATCTGATAGATTTTTAAATTTTTCAAAAATATCAATTTTATTAGTACCTATTGAATAAGGATTGTTTTCATCTAAAACATATAATCGTTTTTTAGGATGTCTTCGAGCGTGGACTTTTAATAAGTTTTTACAAATAAACTGAATGTAATTTTCTTTACAAAGTTTTTGAGCCATAATACTAACACCATGGTCATCATTATATATTAAACATGATGGAACATTTACTCCAAATTTAATTAAATCTGATGTGAGAACCAAACAAGAACCATCTAACTTTGGATAGTTAATATAATTAAATTCAAACTGATCAATTTCAGAATTTATTTTATTCATTTCTTCAATTGTCATTCTTGATTTAGCTTGGTTAGGATTTAAATGACTATCAGGTCCGTCCTCAAAAATATGATTTATATATCTTGGATGTACAGTTGGATCCCAACTCTTATCCCACATTTTTCTATCAGCAAAGCAAACTATATATCTATATAAATTTTGTGATTGAGTATACTCAGATAATACTTCCAAAGCATGAAGTGCTTCTTTTGGGAAAAAACTATCTGTCTCTCCATGCATCACATAATCAACTTTTTTACAATAATTATAATTCAAATCTCTTCTATAATCAGCATGGAAATAAAAATCATCTTCAGGTGTGATAATTTTAGTAATAATATTAGGAATATTTATTTGTCTTAAGCGATCAACACCATCATTAAATTGTTTAAGTAATTCTTCTTTAGATATTTTAGAAGTATCAATTTTCTCTATTTTTTCTGATATATTAAAACATAAATCGATATAAACATTTTCTTTGTTAGAAATAGATTTTAACATGTTTATTAATCCGCTTATATATTCTTTATATATTTCTATTTCATAGAACATAACATGACATCCTATCACATATTTTTTAGTAAGTTGCATAAGTAAAATATATTTAAATGTTTTTATAAATTTGTTTTCCATAACTTAAAATAATACCTTCTGGTCCTATTAATTCAAAACTATGAGTATCACTAGTTTTAAATGTATGTCCTTTAGGTTGTCCAATATAACATTCTACTTTTAGACCACTTTGAATTGACTCATCAATAGCTGCTCTTACGCCATTAAATTCTGGATGTGAGTAATCATCAAATATTAAATAAATTCCTTTATCAGGATTAAAAAAGGATAATGCTCGGTTTATATCTTTAATTACACTATCATAATCATGTAAACAATCTATAACTACTACATCAAAATATTTAGGGCAAGAAATATAAGTTAAATCAGAGTAAGCATTTCCATTGATAAATTCTATATTATTTCTTTCACTACAATGTTTTTTAGCCTCAACAACATTATGTTCCATTAATTCAACAGTATAAACTTTATTTGAAACATAAGATAATATTAATGAAGTTAAACCTTGATTTGTACCTATTTCTAAAGATTGATCAATTTGTTTATCAACTAAAAAATCATATAAGTTTTTCTTAAATATTCTGCTAGTAGTACTTTTCCATCTTAATTCTTTATCAGGAAGAGTATTTAATAATTGGTCTATGTTCATAATAAATTAATTATAAAGTTTGTTATAGGTACGTTCCATCCAATAATAGTCATCTCGAGGATTTTGAGGTATAGCATTAAAATGATATATCCATCCCGCCTCCAAATAAATTAATTCATCTGGCCACCAAGCGTGACCTGGGAGATGAAGCATGTGTTTATCAAACATTGATTGAAGATTATAACAATCTGGAAGATATTTAACTTGGACATTATATTTTTGTAAAAGATAATTTATTATAGTTTGATCAGTACCTGCTTTAATTTTAGCAGCTAATGTATTAATGTCATTTAAATTATCTAAATAAAATTTTTGAATGGTTTTTAATAATTCTTCATGTTGTTTATTTACAATTATGAATCCACCGTTTATATATTTCCATGGTTTAACTTTTTTATCATTAGGAAATAAAGCATCACCCCATTCTCTAATACTTCTTATAACCCACTCATAACATCCACTATTTAAGACACCACAAAATTTATTATCTGTTTCTTCAAAAAAATTAGGGCAATCAGGATGAATTATAGTATCAGCATCTACTAATAACACTTGATCAAACTCAATATTGTTATGTTCTAATATGTCAAACACCCAGTAACGTTGTAATGTTACTTTCATAATATTAGGATCCATAATTGGATCAGTCCACTCAACAACTCTCACATTGTCAAATTTTTCAGCCCATTTTTTCCAACTGTTAATTGAAAAATGATATGGCCTGTTCCTATTATTTTTAGCATCAATATTTGGTATAAAAACTATATTCATAACTCATTTATATCATTTAGTCGTTTAAACCTGGAATCAGCAGCGTTTATTTTAGATAATATATTTAATTCAATATTATTTTTTAAACACCATTCATATAAAGATAATGTTCCTTTTATACTATCCAAAGTTTTTTCTTCTTCTCCTGACATAACATTAAAATTTGTCTTATTATGATCATATGAATGTTTACCAGTTGTTAAATCCCAACCTATAGTTATAATTTTTTTACACCCAATTAATAAAGCCATCGGTATAGCTTGTTCAAATAAAATTGAAGTACCCCACCATGATTGAGGTTCATTTTGTAACATAAACATCTTATCCCAATCTCCAGATTTATGCATACATTGGTTATAAGTTATATAGGGTGGATTAACAATTGGTACCCATATATCACATGGGTGAGGTTTAATCATTAATTTTTCAATTTGATCATTAACATATGATTTTGCCAAACCATAGAATATAATTAAATCTAAATTAACATAATCATATCCTTTATATTTATCAAAGTTATAAGTATTAACAATATGAAAATCAGATGTCTCCTTACAAACATCATAAGCTTGTTTTATAGGAATGATAACTAAATCTTCTCTAGTTTTAAATATTTCTCTTAATTTAACATGATCATGATTATTTAATGTAGGACCAGGAGCTACAATGATAGCAGTTTTGTTCTGGTATTTGTTTTTTAAATAGTCTAATCGTTCTTCTATTGATTCAAAACGTAATAAGTCTTGTTTTATATTTTTAGTTTCTAAAACCATTATATAATATTTGAGCTGTTTGAAATTGCCATTCGTAATCTATATCAAATGCCTCTAATTCATTCATAGGAAATAAAACAGGATCATTTTTTATTTTCCAACTACCAACCCATTTACCTTTACCTATACTATCTATTCTAGAAGCATATAAACAATGAGCTGCCTCATATGTTGTATCTACTGCTTTTGTATTTAATAAGTCTTGTCCTTCAGGCCATTTATTAAGTAACTCACCTTCATTATTCCAAAAATAATTTTTTTTCTCTATAACAGCGAATAATCCTTCTTCATCCTGGTTTAAGTAAGTGTTAATAAAATTATCTATAGTACTTGTTTTTAATAATGGATTACATCCACTCACTAAAATAACATACTTGTAAGGTAATTTATTATACCATTCAAATAAAACATCAATACCATTATCAACATTGGCTGATTCATAAGATCGTTTATAAATGTTAATAGGGTATTTATTACCTATACTAATTAGTTCATCTTCAAAAACAGATAAATAAATCTGATTGTTAGGTATATTTTCACAATCTAATAATTTTTGTATAATAACATCAGTTAGAGTAGTATTACAAAATGGTTTAACCATTTTATTAGGCACTCTTTGAGAGTTTAAACGAGCCTGAACTATAAAACAAATATCATTTACTGATTTCATTGTATTTGATCTAAATTGAGGATTGTATTTTCATCAATAAAAGTCTTAGCTACTTTATTTATAAATTTATCTCTATCACTCCATTTAAATCCATCTCCAGGGCTAATCATATGAATTTTATCTTCAGTTATAATTTCTCCTGGTTGTATAAATATATTAGTTGCTAACGAACGTTCTAATTTCTTTGAGGCTAATTCAATAGAATCATCTTTAAATAAAGCCATTTGGCCTAATCCTAATTCAAATGTTCTAATATCATGTAGTAACTGTTTTACCTCATGAGACTCAGATGAACCAGCTTGATCAGTACCTTTCATATTCTTATCTAATGTGACATGTTTCTCTATAATTTCAGCTCCCATAGCGACAGCAGCTAGAGAAATATGAATACCTAATGAATGATCTGAGTAACCTATTTTATTATTAGGATATTTTTGTTTTAAATATTTTATAGTGTTTAAATTCAATCTACTAAACTCAGCTGGGTATTGAGATAAACAATGTAGTATTGAAATATCATAACTACTATTTTTATCAAATATTTCTAATGCTGTTTCTAATTCAGCTTCACCAGCCATACCTGTAGATAGAATAACTGGTATTCTAGTTTTAGCTATAGCTTCAATTAAAGGTATATTAGTTAAATCTCTAGATGCTACTTTTATTTTATCAACAGGAGCTATATCTAGTAATTTTAAAGTCTTAAGTGAGCATAATGTTTCAATAAAATCAAAACCTAAACTTTTAATATACTTGCCTAACTCAGCATGTTGTTCATAACTTAATTCTAAATATGCTCTATGTTCACCATATGTTTTACCAAATGAATGTTTACCAGTATATGGGGCTAACATTCCGTTTTTAGATAATTCTTCATCTAAATCTCTCTTAGTTAATTTAATAGCGTTAACTTTATTTAATCTGTCTCCACTTATTTCATCATATGGATACTGATTAAGTTGGTCAATTAATTTTTTAGCTATATCAATATCACCATTATGATTTTGCCCTACTTCAGCTATAAAGTATACTTCATTATTACTTTTTACAAACATATTATATTTCTTCTATTCGTTTTGTTTTATCACATATTAATAGATCATAAGGAGGTTTAACACCAACACTTAATTCATGATATTTACATCCCCATTCATCTAATTGTTGTTTAGTAATATTATAATAATCAATTTTAGTGACACTACCTCTAGCTGTCCAATAAGTTATATGATGTCCTTCATCATATAGTTTATTTATTTTATTGATATTTTCTGAGTTTGGTTTAGCTAAAGAATATTCTCTTTCTTTATCATAAAAACAAATTGTCTCATCTATATCAACATAGATAATCATTATATTATTTTTGATGTGGTGTTGGAGTTGGAGTAATTGCTCTACCAACCAATTGCTTCCAGTCTTGTTCTGGTCTAACTTCTAAATTAGTTTTCCAAGCTGCCTCAAGTGTATTCATATCAACACCTAATTCTTTACCCATTGTAATTAACGCATTAATATCTTTAGGAAAACATGTTCCTCCAAATCCTAATTTACCATCATGACCAGGAACATTAGTATGTGAATTACCAATACGAGGATCAGATACAAATCCTTCTAAAGCATCACTCCAATTTACCCCTAATACTTTAGACATTCTATAGAACTCATTTACAACAGATACTTTAACAGCTAAAAATGTATTAGCCATATATTTAATAAATTCTGCTGTTGTAGTATCAGTTAGTATATAATGTTTCTGTCCAAAACGAGCTTTAAATAACTCTAATACTTTTTCAGTATGTTGTTTATCACCTCCAATTACTACTCTAGATTGAGTCAACATATCTAGTTTAGCTGTTTTCTCAGTTAAAAACTCAGGACAAAACACTATATTAAAATTATATTTTTCATTTAGTAATTTTGTTGTACCTGGTAATACAGTTGATTTTAAAATAAAAATAGCGTTTGTATTATATAGACCAATGTTACTAAAGAAATTTTCAATATATGAATTATCTTGTTCACCATTTTCTTTCATTGGTGTTGGTAACGCTACAAATATAAAATCTTGAGATAATACTTCAAGTAATGTATGAGTTGCTTTAACAGGATTAATATCAAATATTTTAACATCAGCTACAGGTGAAAAAGCATATGCTTGAGATTCACCTACAAAACCATTTCCTATAATACCTACTTTAAATTGTTTCATAAAATTTATTCTGTTTTTCTTGTCTTTCAATTGTTTTAGGATGTACTAATTCGTATCCTTCAGGTAAATTGGCTATTGTTTTCCAACCCATAAGACGTTCATGTACTTTATTTTTCCATTGAATATCTTTTTTATTAGCACAAATACGTGTTTGATAATCTGGATAGTTAATCCAACCATTATCATCTACAAACCAGCGCCATTTATCAATATGGCTGCGAGTTAATCCTTCAACAGTGTTGATTCTAGGTACGGCGATTAAATCTACTAGACCTTTATTCATATCCAATATGTTATGAATATTTTCAGCTAAACCCTTACTTAGGTACTCATCAGCATCAATAAAAAATACCCAATCACGTGTACAGTGATTTTTAACATTATTCTTAAATGTTGCGAAGTCACCATTTAGTGAGGAAAGTATTCTATGATATTCAAATTTTTGACCAACATTGTATTTAGTAGCTACTTTCTTTACTTCATCTGTAGCTGTATTGTCTAACTGAACCATTATTTCATCTTCTGGTTTAACAATGGTTACTAATTGGTCTAATAGACGTTCTAATTCAATATGTTCATTCCAAGCGGTGATAGCAAAACTAATAGTAGTCATAATTTAATTTTAAATTAATCCAATATAATGACATGCTTCATCAAACTGTTCCTTACTAAACATCATTAATGTTTTAGGATCTGATTTGTGAGTAGCGCCTTTAAGTTTTTGTTTTTCTTCTTCTGTTGTTTCAATTGATTTAATACCTGCCCATCCCCAATTATCTTTACTAGTACCATTTGCAAACACAGTACCTTTATCAGATATATTGATAACTGTTGGATACCAAACTCGTTTTTGATCATCTATAAATTTAATATCTTTATATAGTTCAGGCATTACTTCTTCTGTTTCAGTCATTAATTGACTACCTTCAATCATTAATTCATTAGTCATGAATCCACAGCTCATACAACTCCAAACAGATATACCTTGTGGTTTATATTCATAACATGCATCTGAATTACAATGAGAACAAATTACTAATTTATCTTCCATAATTAAAATATTTTACTTTCTTTTGGTGGTGGGGTTTGAATACAAGTAGGGGTTATTTTTATTTGAGGTGTATCTTCAACTTCATCTAATTTATCTTTTATTTCATCCCATTGTTTAGGAGTAATGTTATAAGAATTAGCCGCTGTAGCAAAACCTTTTAACCAAATAACAAAATCTCTACTTGTCATTAATCTAATTTTTTAAGTTTAGGTAAACTAATTTTAGGTGCTTCAGTAACTGAACCTAATTTTTTTAACGCTGGTAATTTAAGTTCAACTTGTTTAGGTACTCTAGTTTCAAAGATATTATTTAATATCTCAGCCATTTTATCAAATGAGTAATTTGTTTTAGCAAAATGAGCTTGACGTTTAGCTTTTTCTAAATACTTATCATAATCATTATAAACTGATTTATAAGCATCAGCAACTTCACCATCGTTAGGAGTAAACCAACTTGATTCAGCTAATATCATATTTTTAGCTTGAGCTGACTTATGAACTGGATTTAAAGTACCATTCACTAAAACATTATATTCTGGATGTAAGAAATCAATATGTCCACTCCAATTACTAGCAATAATAGGTTTTTTAGATAAACTAAATTCAAGTAATGGTCTTCCAAATCCTTCACCTTTAGTTAATGACACCATTGCTTTTATTTTATCATGGTTATATAAGTCATTTATATCCTTATCATCTAAATCACCATGTAACAAATAAATGTTTGGTAAATCACCTTTAACAGTACTTTTAATAGCATCAATCTTTTTAAGTACTTCATCTCTATCCATTATAGAGTTAGTTACTTGGGCTGTTTTTAAAATTAAAGCTGGTTTGATTCCTTTTTTATTCTTAAATGTTTCTAAGAATGATTTAATCATGTAACCAACATTTTTTCTATCTTCACCTATATCACCTTGTAACCAGTGGCCTACAAATAAGAAACAAAAACTTTCTTTAATTTCATCTAAAGCTAAAACTAAATCTGTTTCTTCTAACTCATCATTATTAATAGCGAAATATTTATTTAAATCAGCTCCCTCAAATAATACATCAACTGGTTTTTCTAATTTAATAACACCTACTAATTGTTGACTATTTTTATCTTTCTTTTCAAAAACAGATTGTTCAAATACTTGTTTAGCATGATTTGATGACACTAAAGTCAAATCCATTCTATTAATACCTTCAATCCATGTTGGATCACATACTGTTGTTTCAATACCTGCTGTGATACCAATATTACATTTACCAATTGGTTGAAACTCATTTGGTACTGTAATTTGAATCCAAACATCAGGTTGTTTAGGTAATTGAGGTTGGCGCCAAATTAAATCTAATAACTGTTTATCTTCAGTTTTATTAGGATCTAAAGCATTCCAAGCTGTGTTACCCCAACGTTGAGAAATAACTTTAACATCATATTTGTCATATTTCAAAAGTGCTTTAACTATGTCTCTAGATCTAGCACCATACCCTGACATTGTTTCAAGAGGGCAACTTATAACTACTAATGGTTTCATAACTTATCAATAAACTAATTTGTGACGAATATGTTTTCTTTTAAGTGGTTCAGTTTTAATTAACTCAAATTTATGTCTTGGTTTCCAGTTAGCCAAAACTTCATTGATATGCTTTATAACATTTCTACTCATGTTTTCAGCTGACATCATTGATTCATCTGATGTTACCCACTCACGAGCTAATTTTCCTCTATATTTACGTTCTTCATCTCCCATTTCATACATCTTCATAATAGCATCAGCTGCATCTCTAAAGTCAGCTCTATCATCATAGATATAAGGTGTTGGAACAGAACCTTGAATACTTATATTACTTGGAAATACTGGTATAGTCCATTCACCACATTGTTTATATTTACCAAAATGATTAGAACAAAAATCAGCGTCAAAATCAATCCATTTGCCATTTTCATCTACAAAACGCATTTGGTCTTGCATCCCACCTGTTACATTACCAATAATTGGTTTACCACACATCATTGCTTCAGTAAGTGATAATCCCCATCCTTCATTTGATGTTAATAAAATACAAGCATCAGAAATATTATAAACTAAATTAAGATCTGAAGTTGGTATTCTTGAATCAGAAAAATAAATTTGACTACATTGTTCATCAGTGAATAACATATCACGCACCGCATATAAGTCAGTACCATGTTCATCAACAGGTTGAGTATGTAATACTAAAGCGCATTTATTAGCTTTTTCTTTAGGTAATTTATCTAAAAATACCTTAAATGCAGCCATAGTATCTGGTATTTGTTTACGTCTAATATTTCTAGAGTTAAACATTAAAACAAAATCATATTGTTTATCACCGAATAATTTTTTCTTAACTTCATCTAGTTTAGAGGTATCTTCAATTGGGAAAAAATGTTTTTCATTAATACCATGTGGTACATAACTTAACACTTTATTTTTAGCTTTATCACCTAATACTATTTTATTTATATTAAGTGTTTGTTTTGATATAGCCATCAATCCATCACATGACTCATAATAAGGTTCATTATACAATGGAGCTGGATAATCATCCCAAATGTTAAGGTAAATAATAGGTATCCTTCTTCTAATTTCATTTTCAATTTGAAATAACCAAATCCAATATCTTGGATCTGTAAACATCATTAATGCATCTGGCTTTTCAAAATCTAACATCTGTCTGATATACTGAGCATCTCCATATCCACTTATTGGGTATAGAATAATATTAGCATCATCAATACCAGCATGTTTATTAGTATCAGCATTTAAATCAAAACGCTTACCCTGGTCTGGATGGTTAATAGCACCTCCAATGTTAACCCAATTGTAATGATGCGCTGTACCTAGTACAATTTCTCTAGCCATTGTTGATATACCAGATGTCATTCTGATATCATCACATAACAATAAGATTTTTTTCCTTTGCGATTGTGGAACGTAACTTTCTTTCATAACGTGATTAAATAATTTTTTAAGATTTACTACCTGTTAATGATAAGTTTGTATGGTTATGAAGTTGTTTTCTATAGTCTTCATCAGTTAGATATGAATGAATACTTCTATCAACTAATTTTTGTAGTGAGAACTTAGTTCTAACACATAATACTTTAAATTCTTCAAATAATTCTTCATTAACCTTAACACTAGTTAATTTACTTTTGTCCGCCATATATTATATTTTATATATATAAATATACGTATAGATTATAAAGCGACATTTTTATCGCAAAGTGTTTTATCATTATTAAATGGACAGTAAGTGCAAGAATCTTTACTTACTATTTTAGAATATTCTTTAATTACATGTTTACCATCATTATCAAAACATTCATTTAAAAACATACTAAATTTCTCAGCTGCTTGTTTACGCTTAATTTTACCACTAGCTGGTTTAAATTCAGTTATATAAGGAATAGCAAAAGCATCATTGTCCCATATCTTTCTCTTTAATATAAAGAACTCAACCTCAATTTTATCAACATCAATATTATATTGTTTAGCAAAATATTCTTTATAAAGCAATATTTGAGCTAACTTAATATCATCTTTTTTATCTTTATCTCTCCATCCTGATCTAGATGTTTTAATATCATAGATATAAACTTTATCTAAATCCTTATCATATAAAACAAAGTCAATATAACCTTTTAGAAATACATTTTTAGATAAACCAACCATTAGAGGCATCTCAATACCTAATAATACTGTATTACGAGTAGTAAAAAATTGGCCACGATGTTTTTTAAACCACTCAAGTATATTAACTCCATCCTCATAAAACTCTCTCATTTCATCTGGATTAGAGAAATGTTGTTTAGATGCTTCAAATTGTTCTTTATAAACTGCTCTAAAACGTTCATTAAACATTCCTACTATATCTTCTCTATCAGCTGCTGCTCCACTTTGCTCATACATTACTTTAAGATAATGTTGCATTGTTTCATGAATGGCAGTTCCAAATATAGTATGAATTGAGGCTGAATATGGAGCTAAATTCTTAACATAGGCTAAATACCATTGATGGGGACATTTACGCCACATTGAGTATTGAGAGTATGATACTGTTGATTGGTATCTATAATCAACTTCTTTAAGTTGATGAGTCTTTATTTTAAGTTCAATCTCTGTTAATTTACTTTTTGCCATATATCTCTCTTATCTTACTCCCCAGTTCCATATTATTAGGATATTGTTCAATTAAATTTTGTATATCAGGAATAATTGATTGTTCTTTTTTAATATATTGAGCTGCATCTAATAATTCTTCATATAGATGATTCATGTAGTTGTCCTTATTGTTTTCACCTAATGTTGTATTATATTTTTTATAACCACGTTCAGCTCTAGATTTTAAATCTTCAATCACTTGATTAGTGATATTGTCTTTAGTGTGTTTCATACGACTTTGTTCCATTAATGTTTCTCGTTCGCGTTCCATCATCATCATGTATTCGCGATATGATTTTGAATCTGATATATAAGCCATAATATTAAATTTAAATAACCTAATTGGGACAGCCAAGTTAGTTAATTATTAATTATTATAACTGATTGTATTACTTGTTTTATCTATTTTTGAAACATAGTTACGTTCAATTGAATTAGACAATTTATCGAATCGTGAATCAGTGTAACTATAATTCTCATCAATTCTACGATTAACAATATCAATTGCCTCATCTAATTTACGTTCAATTGAGTTATATCGTTCTTCAATTTCTCTCCATTGAACTTGGTTTTCATTCTCTAATGACTTGACCCTACGTAATGCCCAAATGACATTACCTACGAGCCAACCCAGTACCGCTGTCGCTATAGCAACTACAGCACCTAAAATAAATGTAATCATTTTTTGTTTCTCCTTTTTTTATTTGTACCTGGCTGTCCCAGATTAAGTTCCTTTTTAATGTTATCTGCTTCTATTATATTAGAATAATCTTTAGCCTCACGAGTACTACATTGATAATACTCAGCTATTGCTTTGATTGTTTCCAGATCATTCTTAGCACTTGCTTTAATATATCTAAAGAATGCTTTTTGTTTAGGTAATAACTCACAATATAGTTGATATACCTTTCTTTTAGGGCAATCTGGATAGCGTTGAATTAAATTAACAATATCAATATAATTTGAGTTCATACTAATAAATCTATTAATCATGTAAGTATTAAACTCAGCCTTATCTTCATCCGTGAATGTAGTCCACGGATGTTTATGATATGTTATTTCATTTAACCAATCAAATAGATTCATTATCTTTATTCTTAAGTGGCTCAGGTAAAAACTCTTCATTAACATGTCCACATGCAGCACAACTAAATACAGGCAATGGAATTAAAGCGTCTTGTGTAGTACCAGTTAAGAATTTAGATGCTTTTCTAAGCATTAATCCTTCTTGAAATACTTTACCACCACACTTGTCACAAACAATCTCAGCTGTTTTAGTTAAATCAATGTTTAACCTTGGTTGTTCTTGATTCATATTATAAATTTAAAAGTTTAGCTATACATCCCATAAAACATATTTCCTTATCTGCTATGGTTGTATTATGAAATAAATATTCTTCTATAATTATTGTTGACTCTGGAGATGAATAATGATTATGTAATGATTTATATAGTCCTGTAAAGTCATTAATATTGTTATCTGCTATAATTTGTCTAATATTATTAAATGCTGTTTTCTTTTTAGATTTAACTTCATCAATAATTTGTTCAATATAATTACTATCTATTACTTCAGTAAGTGTTAATTTGCCTTTAACTGAATTACTTTGTAATATATTAATTGCTCGTCTTAAATCAGGATATGTTTTTTTAACAATGTTAACTATATCTTTTTTATCATACTCTATACCCTCAGTATCAAGTATTTTAACTAAGTGTTTAGCTACTTCTTTAATATCAGCAGATGCTAAATGAAAACATGTTAATCGTGACTGTAAGGCGTCAATAATACGCTCAACATAGTTACAAGTAAAAATAAACCTAGTAGTTAAACTAAATGACTCAATAATATTTCTAAGTGCTGCTTGAGCATTTATAGTTAAAAAATCAGCTTCATCTAATATAACCACTTTAAGTGGTTTAAATGTAGCGCCTGAAGCAAATTGTTTTACTTTATCTCTAATTACATCAATACCATTTTCATCACTACAGTTCAAGTATAGAAAATCACAATTGATATTTTTAACTACTAACTTAGCAGCTGTAGTTTTACCTGTACCTGGAGAACCAAATAATAATAGATTAGGGAAATTATTTTTATCAATCCATTCCTTTAATCCATCAATGAATGCTTCATTGCCTAAATAGCCTTCAATATTATCGGGTCTATATTTTTCAACCCATAATGTATGTTTACTCATATATAATCCATTATTAATTCTTCACCATAACACATTCTCTGTAAGGTATGAAATTTTAGCTCATCATCCAAAGGTTTTGCTTCTTTGAAGTCATTACACCATACCAATTGTCCACCATACATCAGTCCACTGAAGTATTCTAGTTTTGAATTCATAACTATAAAATACTTGCGTTTTGGTTCTTTTTTACCTGTCATAATTATCTAGTTGTTCCTTTAGTTATAAATCCATCTTCAATAATCATATACTCACCACTAGTTCCTAAACAATCAATTAAATAATATCTACCACCAGCTGCTTTTTCAGCACCTATTAAATCAAGTTTTTTAACTTGAGTATGACCTACTACTTGAATGTATTTTTTCTTTAATCCTTTATCATGTTTTTTATTTACAGCCATTAATGATTTAGGTCTAATCCAAATTGGTGTTTGATAAGTATTATCACCATAAGGATCAGTACCATTAAAATCAAATGATTTAGGTTTATATTTAAATAGATCATTTAATAATTCTACTACATTATCTTCAACCCATCCTTCCTCCCCAAATTCACCATCCATAAATGTTGGACTAACCCCAGCGTGACTAAATAAAAATTCATCCATTTGATAAACCATTTGTAAATGCTCTCTATTAGCATCAATAGTAGGTTCAATTTGATGTTTAAATATTGATTGGTAACCTGATGTACCTGTATTTCCTACTTCTGGAAAGTAATGAAAGTCATGATTACCAATTAACATAATAACTTCCTTACCGCTTGATTTTTTATATTCAATTATATCAAGAAAATTATTTAATTGTTCTTCTCCTTTAATATCAAATGAATCAAAGTAGTCACCTATAAAGACAACCATATCTGGATTTTCTATATTAACAATCAATTTCCAAATTGAACGTCCATGAACATCTCCTATAACTACTGTTTTCATTTTTTAGCAAATTGTACGAAATATACTTTAACAGCAAACTGTTTTTGCTCTTTTATCGATTTAAATGTATTATCTCCTCTTAGGTCATATAATTCTTTTCTTATTTTGTTAACAATTGCCTCATCAATGTATCTCATCTCGCTATGACCATCTATTGTTTCAATTCCATCCATTTCAAAATCATATTTGATTCTAGGATATCTTTGTAGAAATTCATTTTCAATTTCGTTAGCTTCATCTTTAGGAAACCATCCACTGAATATGACTTGTAAATTATATTTTTCTAATAATGGATGATCTTTAAATCTATCCTCAACATTAAATTCAGTTGTGATACCAAATTTACTTATTACAGGTGGATTTTTTATTTTCATAGATTAAATGCTTCAATTGTTTCTTTAAATGGATTACCTTCAATCTGTTTAACTAGGTCTAACATGTCTTGAGCTAATTGTCTTACTTCTACTTGAGCATGTTCACTATTTCTTAGTTGTTGAAAATGATAGAATGAGCGCCAGTTAAACATTACATCCATTGTAATTTGTGAGTTGAATGTTTTAAAGAAGCGAGCTGATTCTTTAGCTCGTTTACGACCTAGAATTGGTGTTAGGTCTTCTAAACATTTGTGATATAGTTGATTACCATACCTTGTATATTCATCTAATATATCAGCCCAATTTTTTCTTTGTAGATGTTCCATACTACAAGGAATATCAGGCCAATCATTTGGAATATAGTACTTATCTTCCTTCAACTCCTTATATCTAGCACTCTCACCATTAACTGAAACACCAATGCGATGTTTAATTAAATGGATATGAGTTGCTTGATCTACTGTTACTAAGAAATGTAATGATGATTTTTCAAATGGTGTATGATGTCCTTCACTTGCTAGCATTTTAAGTAGTTTACCCACCCTAGCTTTCTTCTCATCAGTTATATCTCTAGATGTTGATGTCCAAGCCGATTGAGCGTGAATTAGATCTGAACCATAATAACCTAACAATTCTACTTTATTCATAGTGTTATTTTACTTACTGTTTTAATGTCATTATTTTTATTAGCCTTAACAGCCCATTGTTCTTGTTCTTGTTCTATTATAAAAGTAAATGGATCAATTGTTTCTTTAAATACTTTATCCATAAATGAATCAGCGTATTCTTCTCTTCTATCAATTAATGCTCTAAGTCTAATCAATTTTTCTTTATTATCTTCTATATTAGTATTATGTTCATGAACACGAGATATCATTTTGTATATAGCCCTAATCATGTTATAGTATGATTTAGCATTTTTCATTCTATCCATCATTTGTTCCCAATATTTAAATGTTTTAGAGGTTCTAACATCTAAAGCATATCTCATTCTATAACTGTATGTTATACTTGGATGAATTAATCTAACTGGAAAATCACCTAAATATACTTCAATGATATCTTTTTTTCTAAGCATTTCATCATTGAATATATCCATTTTAAAGTCTATAGTTCTCATTAATTCATCATCAACTGGTTCACTCCATTGTTTATAAAACTGCCACATATGAGCATTTGGATCAAATTTAGGTGCTTGTGTTGGATCAGTATTATACATCTCTGATTGAGTGGATTGTAGTCCAAAGAAATTTTTAAGTGTGGTCCATTCCTCTTCTGTAAATGGAGATAATAATCCAATATCAATATCACCTACTCTATCAATTGGTTCAAAACCTAATAATTTAAGGGATAAACTACCTGTTAGAACAAATTTATCATTCATTGCTAACATAGGTAAAACATACTTATCAAAAATGAGTTTAGTGTCATCTTTAAAATTATTAATAACACTATCTTTAAACTTCAGCCTCATTAGTCCTGTTTCAGGAACTAAGTCATATACAATATTCATAACCTAATTTTATTTAAATATACTAAAGTCTCCCAGCACCCTTATAATTTCTATTATAAGGATAACTACTTAGATTACTTATAATCACTCCTTCTCTTCTATTTGAAGCATGTACAAATTTATTATTACCAATAAAAATACCACAATGCCATCCTGATGGTGATACACTACTATTAAAAAATACTATATCACCTATTTCTAAACTGGATTTAGATATTCGTTTTGTTTGGCTCCATTGTCTCCAAGCTACATTTTCTAATCGTTCATTATATACTTCTTTATATAAACGTTTAGTAAATTGAGAACAATCAATTCCTGTTTTAGAACTACCTCCTAAGCGATAAGGAGTACCTAACCACTCTCTAACAAATGAATCAAGTGTTTTAGTTTGTCCATAACTAAATACAGATAAACTTAAAAATAATATTAATAATATCTTTTTCATTGGTTTGCTACTAAAGTTTTATAAATATCTACTATTAAGTAGAATAACATGGCTAATAATAGTAAGCCACTAATAAATATTAATAATTTACTCAGTCTCACTAGAAATAATTTCAGCGAACTGTTCCGCTGCTTTTGAATTACGCTCAGAGAATATTTGAAAAGCTACTTCATATCTGCCTTTTTCAATTTGGCATGGAAAATTTTCATCATATAAAGAATCTTTTTCATGTTGTAGAGTATTAATAACATTAACTAAACTATCTGTATTAGATTGTTTAACTTGAGTTCTTAGTTTAGATAATTCACGTTGCTGAAAATAACAAACTGTTAATACTGATATAGCACCTACAATTGTAAATGCTTGTTTGTACTTGTTAATTAGTTTTATCATAATTAAAAAATTTACTTATTACTTGTTGTTCACCTTTTGTTCTTGGTTTTGCTGGTGGTCTTTCTTTTACTTTGGCTTTTCTACCTCTTGGTTTACCTTGATATTCATTTTCATCTATAGTTTCCCAATTCCAATTAGCTATTTTCTTACGAAACGCTTCTCGCGCTCGTTCTATACTACCATTGTCTTTAGGATATACTGGTTCCATATATTAAATATGGTAAATTAATTTAGGTCAAAAGTCTCCTTCTGTATGACTTTTATCATCATCCCAATTTAGAAAATCTTCCCCTTTATAATCAGGATAATTTTTTTTCATGTTATCTATTCCCCTTACCCAGAAAATAGATACAATAAATCCTACAGCAAATGAAATAATTAGTCCCACCATCTTTCAATATTTTGTTCAAGTATGTTAAATAATAGTTTACGTGCTTTAGCTTGCTTATTGAAGGCAGCATCTAACTTTTCTTTAGTTAAATTATCATCATTGATAAGTTCCATCAGGTAATCTTCATTCTGTACTTTCTCAATTAGTCTAACACATAGCATTATTCTATCAGCATCATAATCAGAATTAGTATGATAACCATACTTACGAGTGTGTTCAGCTGTGAATAATAATTTGTATTTTAATATCTCAAAGATATGATAATAATCCCACTGTTCGTCCTTCCATATGATTGGTAACCAACGAAATAGATTAATGAGTCGTCTTTTAAATTGTCTTAGTCTCCACATAACATTAATTTAAGTAAAAATTCTTGGGTTACCTAATTTGAGGAATGAGATAAGTTAACATCTCCTAATATACAGTATTTAATGTTTTGAGTTACATCACTTGTAGCTACATTAATAGTAAAGAATGTGACTGGATTGATTGTAGAGAAATTAGTTCTAGTTATGTTATCATAATTAGTTGAGGTGAACCATAATACTTTATTTATCAATCTATAACCTGAATTGTGAGCTGCTATTAAATAAGTGTCACCTAAATCAAGTATACCATTTTCATTAACATCAGCTGCCTTCCATTGTTTAGTACCTGTCATTACTAAGCCTTGAGCTGTTACAGGTGGTGTACTTTCATTTTGTAATTCATTCCATATAGGAGTAAAATCAGCTGATGTTACACCTTGCATTGTTAATGATGGAACTAACTTATATGTTGAGTTTTGGTTTGGTAATGTAAAAGTATAAGTACCGTTTGTAGCTACTGTTTTATAGTCTACAAGTTGATCAACACCATTTACTACTCTATAGAGTGTAAGTAATGGCCTTGATGATAATCCAGCTGGTATGGTAACTGTACCTGATAATAAATTAGTTATAGCAACTACATTAGTAGTATTAGCAGTATAAAATCCAGTAAATGTAGCATCAGCTGGGTTAGTCCAAGTACCAAATTCAATTACATAGGCGCAACTAAAACTATTAGGTAAGTCATTCCAACAACCTCCTCCACCCCATTTAGTTACAGCATAGTGTTCTCCCCCAGCATTATTAGGTTCACCAGCGCACCAGTTGTTATATTGACCTGATATATTACCTGTTAATTGTCCATTAGCTGTTTTAATTAAAGTACCATTTTCAGGACCAGCATCTACTCTCCAATATCCTTCTTGAGCAACATCTGATAATGCAAACCATATATTACTTTGAGGTACATTAGCTATAATAAAATCTTGTTCTGATTGTGAAGTAATTGTTACAAGATAACCTGTCTGCCCCTTAAATGTTTGTTGAGCAGACATTGATTTAGCTGTTGTATATATTTGAGTTGTAGCTACAGGTAAATAAAAGTGACCATTAATAGCATTATAATAATACCCTGTTGGGTTTACTGTTGTTGATATTGATATTTGAACATTACCTAAAGTAGCACCTGTATTTACTTTTAATGATGCTAAAGCATTATTAACATTAGCCATTGTACCTGTAAAACTTAAACGTGTTTGGTTTGTCCAAGAGTTATACCCAGTAGCAAATGATAAACCTGTAGTTGTAGTTATACTAAATGTTGTACCTGCTGGTGGGTTTATAAATCCAATTGATGTTAATAGTGTTTGTGAGCCAAATCCACTAATAACAAATCCGCTTGCATCTTGACCAGCTAAGTTAACTTGATAAGTCCTACCTGGTGGAGCAGTAATTGACTGCCCAAATAACATAAATGGAAATAATAATATGACCAGTAATAACCTCATAAGTTAATCTTACTTCCTATTAGGAAAAACGACAATATAGGAAAATCAGGGTTGGTAGACAAATTTGCTTTATAATTAACATTGAATTTAAATCGCCTTGTTAACTGATAGTCAAATCCACTACCTATAAACGCACTAAATGTTCTATCTGTTGTTGTCACTTTATCTACAGTAGAATATATTAATGGTGTTGATATAATATACAACTCAGGAGATATAGTTAAACGTTTATTTGCTTTAAATGGTTTAGTATAGAATGCTGTTATTGATGGTGATATAAATGTGTTTTTCTGTTCACCAGTTATTAATGTCATAGCAGCACTAGTATTAAATCCAGTTACACCCCATTTACCAGCATTTAGTATTCCACTATAACCAACAAATCCAATTACATTACCATATGAATAAACACCAGTTAAATTAATGTTATGTACCCATTTTAACTTACCATTTTTACTAAAGTTAATTTTAGTGTATTTACCTGATAAGGCAAATTGTTTAAAATTAAACCATATCATTGATGTTAATCCCCAACTTGACATTCCTGTCATTGAGGATTGATTCATACTTAAATTAAGTATAGGTGTGAATGTCTTATCTAGATTTTGAGCTGTTGTAAAGTCAGATGATACTATTAGGGGATTAGTTGTTCCACTTTTACCTCCATTTTTTCCACCTTTACCTCCTCCCCCACCTCCGCTACTGCTATTATCGTCTTTAGAGCTATTTTGGTTTTGTTGATCTACATTCATTGTTGTAGTACCAGCTACTTCTTCTCCTTTTTGTTCAGTCCTAGTAGTAGTTTTAGCATCTCCTTCATTACCGCCACTATTATTGCCCCCGCTAGTACCGCCATTACCCCCGCCATTTTGATTGTTTCCTCCACTGTTTGAAGAACTAGTTGAACCTTGGTTATTATTGTTGTTTTCATTATTTTTAGTTTTATTATCCCCATCTTTATTGTTTTTAGAAGCAGCATCACTTGACCCAGCTGATGAAGCATTAGCAGTTGATGCTGATGTAGCAACACCAGTGATAGTACTTGAGGCTGCAGATTGAGCTTGACTCATAATACTACCAACTACACTTTGTACAGTGTTGCCTATAATTTGAGATGTGATTTGATTTTGTGTTACTTGTCCTTGCTGCTGTCCACAAGGAGATACTTTACGGTAATCAGCATAAACTTGATTAACCCAAGAGGCAAATACTCCACTTTGAACATCAGCTGATGTAAATTGTCTTGATTGGCCTAAAAAGAAAATAACAGTACCTGTAGCAGGAACTGAAAAATAAGTTACTTGACCAGTGCAAGGATCTGTAAATTGATGGGTAAGAGTTTGCCCATTAATGTTTTCTGTCGCTAAAAAGAGCAACAGCAAGGTGAAGTATATTCTTAATTTTCTCAATCATCAAATTTTAGTTTAATGACTTCAAAACAATATTATTTGCTTTAATACGTGCTGTTGTTTTACGGCCAGCTTTAATACTACGTTGATTATAATGTTTTTTCTTAGAGCGTGCCATGTTATTGCATTTTAAATATACCTTTCTTATGCATGCGGAGTAATATTTTACCCGCTGCTATTTCAAGTGCTTTTTTAGTTGAGGTACCTATTGTTGATTGATTAAATTTAACCTCACTAAAGTTATCATCATTCATTAATGTTAATTCTCTAACTGTTTTAGCATCACCTAAACCTGAACCAGTGAAATATTCTCCAGTTTCAGCATTAACAAATTTAACTTGTAAACCTAAACGAGTTACAACTGTGTTTTTAACTCCGTCTTTCATATTCACTGTCTCATCTTCTGAAACTGAGAAATCATAGCATTCAATATAGACAAAGTAGTGAGCTAATCTAATTTTACCTCTACCATCTAATTTATCTTGAGTAATTCCAGCTTGTGATGCTTGGAATTGCTTAACCATTCTATTTTTAATTTCAGTTTTGTCTTCAGTAAAGGTAAAGTGGTTAGTTTCCTCTAAGAATTCAACTACAATATTAGTTACACCTAAACCTACTCTTTTATCCTTCAATTCAGGATACATAGCATAGACATCTTCACTGATGCCTAAGCTAAGTATCTGAATTGGGATTTTAGGGCCATCATAATCTAATAGACTATCAATATTTGATTTTTTTTCAAATGATGCTTTATAATCTTCAGTTACAGTTTTACCTACAACTTGAGCAGTACACTTATTAGCTAGTGTAAACATTAGTATAAAGTATGCTATTATACCAATAATTGCTTTAATCATATTAGATTTTTTTTCCATTTTACTCTTCGGTTGGAGTTTCTTCTGATTTATTACCTTTTTTAGCATTGATAAACTTGTCAATAGATCCAATACCAAATGAACCTAAAACAATAACCATAAAGCCATCAAAGATAAACTCATTAATAACAAATTCTTCACCAGCAAATCCTGTAAAGATGTCAACGCCTAAAGCGATTACCATCATAAAGAAAGCGATAAATCCTACAACTGATTTTTCATTGATTGTGTTGTTGTCATCAAACAACTCTTTAATCCATTTCATATTTCTAGATTTTAAGGGTTATTACCATTTTGGTTCTTCTGAAAATTCTTTTTTCTTCGGAGCAGGAGCTGGAGCAGCTGGCTTTTCAACTATTTTTTCTTTAATTATAGTTGTATTACCACCTGCAGCTTGTTGTTGCTGTTGAGTGTTGTTAATAACAATAGTTGGTTGAGCTGGAGCAGCTTGTTCTGTTTTAGCTTCTTCTTTGTCCTCACTATGGCCACCAAAAAATGTAGTGGTAACCCAAGTACCAGCGCCTAATACAGCTGTGCTAAGTGTTCCAATAATTGTTTTCTTAAGACCTGACCATGTTCCGTCATTATGGTCTTGTACATTTGTTTCTTCTGACATGTTATTTAATTTTAAATTTTAACAAATTGTTTTGCTAAACGTTTTTGATTTTCATTGTCTAATACTAATAAGTAACGTCCGTTAGCAGCTGATGTTAAATCAACTTGCTTAATAACAGTTGTTACATAATCATCACTCCATATTCTACCAATGTCTTTAATTTTACGACCTTGAATATCATATACTGTAGCTAATGATGTCATATTTGATTTAGGAAATACTACTACTAATTCAAAGAATCCACTTGTTGGGTTTGGTCTAATTGTAGCTGTAATTTCACCATCTGGAGTTGGTATTAATGATTGTCTTGTAGCTAATACTACATAATCAGATAATAAATTAATATTGAAATGATCTCCATTTCTATCAGCGGCATCCATTAAGCTTCTAACATATACGTTAGTCATAATGTCGTTAGTACCAATTGGAGAGAATTTTAATTTAAATGGAGTAGCATTACCAGTTAATGATCCTAATATTTGGTTATTCATTCCTCCAAAGCGAATAATACCATTAGCATCATCGTGAGTCATATATTGTAACCAAGGTCCTTGAATGTTTGATATGATTTCCTCAAATTTAACTTTAGTTGGATCATATCTCATTTCAAATTGTAAGCCATCATTTTTAATACCATTTGTGTTGATATTAAAATTAGCATACATTGCTTGACCAGTTGGAGCAGTTACATTTGGAATATTAACATCAAGTGTTCCAATATATCTAGCAGCTGCTACTAAATCACCATTTGCGTTATATACTGGAGATGAATGTGTTCTGTCAGCATCACCTAAAATGAAGTATTTAATATCCACACCTGTTAAGTTAACTAATCCAACACTATCATAAATGTAAGTTACACCGTTAATATGAGATGACCAGTCATTCCATTGGTTTACACCTAATGCTAATGAATCATAAGTATTTTTAGCAAACGCATTTATTAATTTAGTTGTATCAATTGGTTTTAATCCTGATACTGAGGCATAGATTGAATAAGCATCACCACCATCTAAAGTACCTGTTTTATTAACATCAGCAATCAAGTATGCTAATCCATTTCTTAAATATGTTCTTGGAAATGTCTGGTTAACATCTGTATTAGTATATTCATCATATGTCTTAACAGCATCAGCTATTGTCACAGCATTGTCTCTAATAGTAGCAAGTGGAGATGGAAACTTAACATCTAGTTTATACCTTGTATTTTCATCAATATTATCTAAAGTATAAGTACCATCAGCATTTACTGTTACTGAATCGATAAATGCGTTATTGTTTGCTTGATAACACCAAATAACAGGCTTTAATGTCATTTGAGGACCTAACCATACTTTACCTGATAATGTTAAATTACCTAATAATTTAATAGCTAATCTTTGGTTTGTAAGTTGAGCTACATTATCACCAATTGTAGCACCATTAACATCAAACATACGAGCCCAGTTCACAGTAATTGTATCTGATACGTAGTTTGGAGCTACAGCGTTAATCTTATACTTGTTATGGATAATATAACCATTAGATCCAATAGTAGATCCACTTGACAATACTAAATAGTTACGTCCTACAGTCCAATCTGTATTTGAAGTGTAAGTATAAGTACCATTTGAGTAGGTATTATACTTGTAGTTATCCCAAGTTTTATAACTTACTGATGGAGTCATTCCATTAACAGCAGCGTCAACTGTAGTTGAGATATAAGTTAATAATGTTTTCTTGTACTGCCAGTCAACCTGGAATGTACGAATATCAGGTGAACCTGGTCTGTAGTACCAAGCTACATCTAATGTATCTCCCCTTCTTACAGTAGCAAGAGTCTGGAAGTGACCAATTTGAGGGGTTTGGGCGAATGTAGTTACATAACTAATTAAAAGCGAAAGGGCTAATAATAGTTTTTTCATAGTAGTTTATCGATTAGGTTAATAATGGTTTTTTTAAGTGCAGAACGAGCTGACGCTTGATTAAAACCACCACCTTCATCAATTATCATAGTTGAGGTAGATATTTCAGAACTCTTACCTGTTGCAATGTATTCTTTAGGCTTTTTATCATTTGTATAAAGAATACCTTTTATTCTAATTATTGTTTCATTTTCTGTTTTATGAAATACACTTACACCTGTAGCTGTTTGTTGAATGTCAAAATATATAATCTCAAGATCTAATCTAAATGCTGTACTGTCATTAGTTAAATCATGTCCTTTATCTAATATAACTTCTTCAGCTACATTTTTAACACCAAATGCTAAATTTTTATTACCTGTTAAAGGACCCATTTTAACTTTATTAGTCACACTACCAACATATACTGTAGTTGGTTGCGCAGCTAGTACTGTATATAATGATATCAATATAATAGTTAAAAACAGTCTCATACTTTTAATTAGTCAGGTATAAATATAAAAAAAAGACGGTTCATTATTGAACCGTCCTTTACTTTTTTAATTTAATTTATTAAGGACATATTATACAACCACCAGAAGTTATAGCTGATCCAGTTGAGTAAACATATGTACCAGATGATAATGTGAAATAAGATGGAGGATTTATAGATCCAGAGTGAGTGAATGAAACAACTGTTTGACCTGGAGTTATTCCATTAAATGATCCACTACCACAACTTGATCCACTATTTATATAAATTGATCCTGATAATAATTCATTGCCACTTCCGCTCCAATAGAAGCTAGCTGTTACTCCTGTATTAGTATAAAATGCTTGACTACTTGAAACATAAGCGTAAACAACCATACCACTATAAGATGATGATGGAGCACATAAATTAATAGCTATACTTGATGTACCAGGTAATGGAGTTGGGGTTGGAGTTGGAGTAGCTGTTGGAGTTGGAGTTGGAGTAGAGGTTGGTGCCGGAGTAGTAACAGCTGGTGTTCCAAGTCCAGCACCAGCAGCAGCTACTGCACTTTGCATACTTTGCTGTTGTTGTAAAGCCTCAAATAATTGAGTGGCATATAGATTAGATTCCATCATATATTTTTTACTCACTTCATTAAGTGGTAAATTAACATTATCAGCTCTTTTTACATATTGAGCCCAAGGCCCTGGATCAAGTTGAATACGATACATTATTTTATTTTTTAATTATGTCGGATATAAATATAGAAAAAAAGCAACTAATGATAGTTGCCTTTTAAAAAATTGTGGAGGAGACCGGAATCGAACCGGTGTATCCGTAAGGAACAATAACACCAGCGTATCACATGCTTATCAAGATTTTTCACACCGCTCTTGCTGACGGTGGTAATGGTTCGACTTGGCCAATACGCCATACTTGGGGCCGTTAGTTTTGGTTAACGTGCCATCCACCACCTAATTTTATGAAACTAGGAAAACTAAAGTGCTGTTCTGTTGCAAGGCTATCAGCTGCCCCTTGCGGATTAGGCTGCAAGAGCGTAATCGGCGCCTACGAATGACATTAAGTCATCGAAGGTCATAGTTGACAATTCGTTGTCATTTATTTGTTGAAAGTTTGTTTAAAGGCGACACATCCAACCGCCTGCATGTAGTGGTATCTTCACATTACGGAGCAATACCTGGCTCCCCCATAAATTAAAGAACTAAAAAAGTTCATCCATTGGTCGCTTGGCGTCCGCTGGATGAACTTGTTAGCTTAAGCTAATTACTTAACTTCAACAGCAGGTGTAGAAGCGGTAGTGTCAACAGCTACGGCTGTAGTATCTACGGCTACAGTAGAATCAACACTAGTTGAATCAACAGTTGTAGCGGCTCCTTCACTTGAGTTGTTACAAGCAGCGAACATAATTACAGCTGCGATTGCGAACATTACTTTTTTCATTTTCCTGTTTTTTAATTAATAATAAATATATCGTACCTGAGGCCGGAGTCGAACCGGCACGGGCGTTTCGGCCCAAAAGATTTTAAGTCTTTCTTGTCTACCTATTTCAACACTCAGGTGTTTAATTTTTTAATATAATTAAATATACTATTCTTTTTTTGGGTCAGAAATATTTTTTGTAGTCCCGACAAGAATCGAACTTGTATCCACTGCTTAGAAGGCAGTTGTTCTATCCGTTGAACTACAGGACCTAAAGTCAGTTGACCCTCCCGGGTTCGAACCGGGGACCTAATGATTATGAGTCATTTGCTACTAACCAACTGAGCTAAGGGTCAATAAGCGGAGACTCAGGGATTCGAACCCCAGATACGTTTTCACGTATGACGGTTTTCAAGACCGTTGCATTCAACCGCTCTGCCAAGTCTCCATGTCCCTCAGGGATTCGAACCCCAACTAAATGGACCAAAACCATTTGTGCTACCGTTACACCAAAGGACAATTTACAGAGCCAGAGACAGGAATCGAACCTGCGACCTATTGATTACAAATCAATTGCTCTACCTGCTGAGCTACTCGGGCATATTTGCTGACCCTGCTGGAATCGAACCAGCGGCACGGCTTTGTTCCCGGCGTTTTGGTATTCGCTAGTACTGAAGCTTGCTCTAACCTACTGAGCTAAGGGTCAGACGTGGCGTCAATGCTTATCGCACCGTCTTCAGGTACTCGGTACGGGAGTCGAACCCGTATTTCATCCGTGAAAGGGACGCGTCCTAACCATTAGACGAACTGAGCGTGTCGGGATGGCTGGATTCGAACCAACGACCTCTTGGTCCCAAACCAAGCATACTACCGGACTGTACTACATCCCGATTAATTTATATTTTAAATTAAAATCTTAATTCAGGTCCAAAAATATCTTTTAAATGTTTACAAAAATAATCTTTACATATTTTAGGTCTAATATCATAAACACTACATGATTTATTTTCTTGATCATAAAACATACAGAATTTTCTTTCACTATTCATATCTACTCTTAAAGTTGGATAAACAGCTGGATTTTGAAAATGTTTTTTATCAGGGAATAATTTACTACCTTCTTCATAATCTATAAAAACATCTTCATATTTCAATCCATTTCCAAGTCTTTCTAAAAATTCTGAAGTGTCATAAATTGGGCCTAAAACAAAATTACTATCTGTGACATTACAACAACCACCATGGTGATTTTGTTTACCAAGGCAACTATTGCTGCATATGTCACTACAATTAATCAAAATTAATAACCTAATTCAGAACTAAAATTATCTTCTTTTTTCTTCTCAGTTGGTTCTTCATGAATAACAGACTCAGTTGTTAATATAGTGCCAGCTACAGCAGCAGCATTTTCAACTGCTAAACGAGTTACTTTAGTTGGATCTAAAATACCTTCATCCTCCATATTAACAAATGTCTCTGATTTTAAATCATATCCAAACCAAGTACCATCTAATTTACCTAATTCATATAAATAATAAGTTGGGTTAGATAAACCAGCGTTTTCTAATATTTGAATAAACGGTGATGATAATGCTGAATAAACAATTTTCTTACCTGTATTAAAATCATCACTATCTTCTTTAGATGTAGTAATAGCTTCTCTAGCATATAATAACGCTGCGCCTCCACCTGGTAATACTCCTTCTTCAACAGCGGCGCGAGTGGCAAATAAAGCGTCTTCAACTCTATCTTTATACTCTTTTAACTCAATTTCATTATTACCACCTACATTAATAATAGCTACACCACCAATTAACTTACCTAAACGTTCTTGAAGTTTTTCTTTCTCAAACATTGATTGAGCTTTATCAATTTGTTGTTTAATTTCTTCAGCACGAGCAGTAATTGCTTCTTCACTACCTTTACCATCAACAACAGTTGTTTTCTCTTTTTCAACTGTCACTGTTCTAGCTTTACCTAAGTAAGCTGATAATTGAGCTACATTAAGTTTATCAAGTTTTAATCCTTTTTCTTTACTAATAACTTGACCACCAGTTACAATAGCTAAATCTTCTAATAATAATGTTCTACGTTCACCAAAATCAGGTGCTTTAACAGCTACTACTTTAACAATACCTCTCATCTTATTTACAATAAGAGTTGCTAATGCTTCACCATCAATATCTTCAGCTACAATCAATAATGATTTATTTTCACTATTTACTTTTTGTAATACATTTAATAATTCAGCAGCTGCTATAATTCTACCATCATAAATTAAAACATAAGGGTCTTCTAATACTGCCTGCATTGTACTATTATTAGTTACAAAGTAAGGTGATTTAAAACCTCTATCAAACTGAATGCCTTCAACTACTTCAAGTGTTGTTTCACCTGTTTTACTTTCTTCAATAGCAACTACTCCATCACGACCTACTTTTTCAAGAGCTGTAGCTACTAAATTACCTGTAAATTCATCATTATTAGATGAAATAGTAGCTACTTGTTTTAATTGTTCTTCTGATGAAATGTCTCTACTGTTTTTCTTTAAGGCGCTAACTACTTGTTTAACAGCGGCATCAATACCTTTTTTAATTTCAACAGCATTGGCTCCAGCTCTAACTTTGCTCAAACCTTCTTTAACCATAGTGTTAGCCAAAAGAGTAGTAGTGGTAGTACCATCTCCAGCTGTGTTGGCTGAACGTATTGCAGCTTGTTTAACAATTTCAGCCCCAATATTTTCAATTGGATCTTTAAGTTTGATTGATTTTGCGACTGTGACTCCATCTTTAGTTGATTGAGGTAATTCATTTTCTTTTTCAATAATAACATTACGACCAAATGGACCTAATGTTGTGACAACAGCTTTAGATAACTTATCTACGCCGTCAGCTAGTTTTTGTCTAGCGTCTGTGTTATAAACTATAATTTTACTCATAAATTGATAGAATTTCTGTTTCTTTAGTTACAATATAATCTTCTCCATCTACAGTGATTTTGACTGATCCCATTTTAGGAATAAGTACTTTTTGGCCAGGTATTAATTTAGACTTAACATAATCTCCTGTATGCCAATTGTAAGTGTCACTCACTGATATTACTTCTCCAATTTCAGGTTTTTCTTTACCTAAATCAGGAATAACAATATTACCGTAGGTTTGTTCTTCAAACTCAATAGGTTTAATAATAACATGACCATTAACTGGTGTTAATTTATTCATAATACTTTATTTTATTAAATATACTAATTTTTTTCTTCGTCTCCAAGTATTTCAATTTCTTCTATTTCATCTAGAAAGTACAAATAACCTTCCTTTCTTAATACTTTATCAGCACCACACCATTCCATCACTAAATCAAGATTATTACCTGTGTATTTAGGATCGTCAAGTATACGTCTAATTAGTAAATAAGCCTTGTCTTGAAAATAAATTACTTGTCTTGAAATCATAACTGAGATTAAGGTAGGTCTCGTTTTAAATTATCCTTTAAGGATTTGTTTTTTATTTACTTTGATTTCAATTTTCCTAGGTGCTTGTTCATCAGCATAAGGAATATTAAGTACAAGTAAACCTCTATCTAATGATGCTTCTAATTTAGTTAAATCAAATTTAGATGCTACTTTCCAAGCTAAATCAAATGAGCGACGAGCAATACCTCTTTGGAGATATTTAATTTGATAATGTTCTGTTTCTGGTTTTTCGTGTTTAACACGTAATGTGTCGCCTTCTACTTGAATGTCTAAATCTAATTCTGTGAGACCTACTACTGCGAGTTCAAATCGTAACCCTGTTTCTGTTTCGTAAATATCAACTGGGTAGTTGATTTTGTTTTCAATTGTGTTGAAATTTGAATTTACATCGAAGAAATTTTTCCAAACGATGTCAAATGGGTCAATACCCCAATGTGCAATTTTTGTCATTTTGTTTTGTTTTGTGCCCCCTAAGGTGGCGGTTAATTAATAGTCATAACTTCGAGACCTACCTGTATCTCGTTTTATATAAATATATCATTGATTAGAAAGACGAACTAAATAATAAGTAGATTCTATAGAATCTTCTTTAAATGATATTTTCATTAGTCCTTCACTACTAATATTAATTGTACCATATACTGCTTCTTCATTTGCTTTTAATACTTCCATCATTATATCAGCTGGGAATGGAATTTCATCTAATCCAAACATTGATTCACAGATAGTTTTAAATTTGATTTTATTTGCATATCCATTTCCATCACCAATTACAATTAATAATTCAATAATATCATCTTTAGTTTCTGTCTTAACAGTAAATTGTTTAACGTCACCTAATGCTTTTTTAGCATTAGCAAACTTATTAATAAACTCAGAGTCAATATGAACATCAGCATCATAACTAGCTGGTTCATTAATTGTAGGTACTGTTTCAATCAACATTAAGTCTGATAAGTAATAATTCAAATCATATTGATTATCTTGTAATGTTAATTCAAGTGGTGTACCATATGGGCTTTTAGTTAAACCTAAAACAATAGTACTATCCATTATTTTAACTAACTTATAAAATTGACTAGTATTATATATACCAACTTGAGTATCATCTAAATCAAAATTAGGACTAGTTACTTTACCAACTAAATTTTTCATTGGTGTGATAAAGTCAACTGTTATGTTTTTATTCTTAATATCCCATTTAACTGACTCAACAGTACCATTAAGATGATACTTGTCAATAATTGATGTTAATGTTTGTTTATTCATATTATTTCCAAAATATTTGTAGTACGATAATAGTAAATGCTAATCCCAAACATGTTAATGTTTTAGGTGTTGGATGTTCTCTAAACACTAACCAACTCATAATTGTAAAAATAATAACACCAACTCCAAATCCAATTAATCGACCTGGCCAATTTGCATCATATACTTCATTAAACATTTTAGTTGTTTTAATGAATATAAATGAAATAGGTAATCCTAATAACATCATAACTAAAGGATTTTCTCTTGGAAACTTCCAAGCTATTTGTCCCTGTAATTGAATAAATGATATTACTTGAGCAACAGCGGCTAACAATAATGCGTAAAATATTTTCATATATTAAATATAATATCTTTTTTAGAATGAAAAAAACTTATTAGCATATTGATTTAAAGTTGGAAATGACCATTTCAAATCACTGTATATACCTTGTAATTTATTTAATAGTACTGAATTGAATCCTTCTTCTCTATCAACAAATTTCTCTATAAACTCATTTATAAATTCTGGATCGTTTCCTGTAAATCCTAACACTTCAATTTTATATGGATTATCCTTTAATTGAACATAATACATCTTATCGCCCTCAACAAAACATGGATATTTTTTATCTAATTTTTTAAAACGCAACAAGTCATTATACCAAATAGCTGCTTTAGTATTAATAGGACATTTTAATTCTAATTTAGAAAATATTTGTCCTGATGCTGGTTTTGAAGCGATATACTTATTAATATTCCTAACTCCAGTAGGTTTAGCAATACTCTTATAAGGTAAAGCGGCTAGTGTATCTTTAAAGTCAATAATTTTTTTATCAATATCTCTCTTGGTTTTACCATACATGATATCAAGTAATATTTGTTCTCCAAATTTACGATACAATGGAGTCATATTTGACTTCATCACATCCATACCTTTAATATCTAATTCTTCAGTTGGTACACCTTCTTTATTAACAATAAATTGAGCGTATCTTCTTTTACCAGCAAAATATCCTCGTTCTAGTACAACCTCTTGTTTTAACTCAAAGTATTCATTATCAACATTAAATAGTGATTTACATAGATTTTGTAGGAACGGTTGTGTTTTATCTTGATACTCTTTAGTTATTTCAAGTGCTACAGGTACTACATCCTCTCTATTATTAATGTCAACATCTGGTTTACGTTTCTTAATTAAGTCTTTTAATTCAAAAAATAAACTATCAGTGTCAGCTGTAATAACATAATCACGTTCAACACCTAATTCTTTAGTAACTTCTTTATTTACAAAGTTAATACTTTCTTGGTCTAAGCGTTGGCCAGTGAGTGTAATGGCTTTACTAATAAACAAATTACCATCAGAGTAACGCCACCCGTTTTGTGCAAATACACCATAAACGTCGTTTAATTTAATTTTAAATGTATGTTGTAGCCTATTATAATGTTCACCCATTGATTTATCACCTGACTTAAATGCTTTTTTCATCAGGTCTTTATATTGTTTTCTTTTATTAAACCAGTCATTTAATATTTCCACTACAATACTTGATTTATCTCGTCTAAACAATGTTCCGTTAGCGGATATAATCAATTTATTTTTTTCAATTAGTTCAATTAAGTCTTTAGCTTTAATACTACTTACCTTCACTTTTCTATCAGGTGTTACTTTTTCAATAGTAATATCAGTATCTGGTTCTAAGTCCTTTAAATCGCCTAATCCCCATTGATTATCGTATTTATCTCTATTTTGTATCCTACCAACTAATGTTTCTATACCCATATTTAAATTACGAATAATAGATGGATATAGTGAAGTAAAGTCTAAGTCAGATACCCATTCATATAATCCTGGTACTGGATCTTTAAGATAACCACCAGCGTATTCTTCATTAGCTTCTTTTAATGCTGAATTGTAAGTAGTTGGTTTATTAGGTGAAACTATGTCTTTTCGTTTCAGATAAGTTAAAATAGCACCTTCATTTAAAGCAGTTGAGTAATATATGTTTTCATATGGTGTGTGACATAAATGGCATATATTAACTGTTAAATCTATAAACTGTAATTTTTTATCTAATTCAATTAGAATTTCAACGTCACGTAAGTTATACTCTATAAACTTATTAACATCTTCTCTAAATAATTTATCAAGTGATCCTTCATAATCAACCTTACCTAACTTAACATATTTCTCTCCTATGTCACCTAGTTTATAAGATGACTCTTGTTTCATAATAAATTTCTTATGAAGCAACATATAGTCAAGATGGTTAACACCTGCTATATTAATTGTAGATTCAGTTGTTTGTTCTCGTTTATTAAAGAAATCTTTAACAGTAACAATACCTAACGGAGATAATGTTTTAGCTTTTTCTTCACCCAATACCTTACATATCCTATGATATAAATAAGGTATGTCAAAAAACTCACTATTCCAACCACTAATAATAGTGGGATCACTAACCAACCAAGTATCAATAAATTTTGATAATAAACTCGCCTCGTCATCACAAGGGATGATTTCTTTGTTTTCTTCCTCAACATGCTTCAATTGTTTCTTTTCGTCTAAAATTAGACAGTAGAATTTTTTTAAATTAACATCATAAAGAGATACTGATGTTATTTTCATTGGAGCTGATTTGATATAATCAGTAGTTAATGCACCTCCAATTTCACACTCAATATCTAAAAATACTGTATTGTGGTATTTAGGAGCATCATCTAAATCTTTATAAGCATCCACTAACACCCTAGTTTCCATAGGAATGTCTATTTCATAGTATGTTAATGGATCATTTTTATCACAAGTATAAGTTTTAGATACTTGTTTACCATCTAGTGTTTCATATTGACCTTTAGGATCTAACTTATAATAAGTAGGAGTGTACTCAAATGATAACCAACCTTGTTGGTCATCTCTTAAGTGACATGTTTTACTTCTAAAATCGTAATGAATGGATTGATACATGCGTTAAATATAACAAGTTATTTTAGCGCAGGCAAACTCTTTACTTTATTAAGAGCACTGGCTATAACTTGATGCATGTCATAGTATTTATATTCAGCTAATCTTCCGCCAAATATGATATTTTCTTCTTTATCAGCTAATGTTTTGTATTGAAAATATTTAGTATTGTTTTCATCATCATTAACTGGATACATTGGTTCTGTTTTGTTAGCTTTATATTCAGTTGGGTATTCATTAGTGATCCAAGTGATTGAAGATTCAGTTCCTTCAAAATGTTTATGTTCAATTATTCTAGTGTGAGGAACATTATCATCAGTATAATTCATAACAGCTATACCTTGCCAATTATCAGTTTTTTTCTTCTGATGTTTAAATTCTGTTGTTTTATATTCTAACTCTCCAAACTGATAGTTATAGAATTTATCTATTGGTCCTGTATAAATTAGTTTTTTATATTCTGGAATGTATTTTTTATCTGTAAAATAATCTACTTTTAATCTAACATCTATTCCTTTTAATAATTTTTCAAATATCTGAGTGTATCCACCAATTGGAATACCTTGATATTTGTCATTAAAGTAGTTATTGTCATAAGTAAATCTAACTGGTAGACGTTTAATAATACTAGATGGAAGTAATTTTGGATCTTTTTTCCATTGTTTAGCTGTATAGCCTTTAATTAATTTCTCATATACATCTGTACCTACCAATTTAATAGCTTGTTCTTCTAAATTTTTAGGTTCACCTATATGTTTACTTTGTTGATCAATTATAAGTTTGGCTTGATGTGGGTGAGTTACTCCCCATAATTTATTAAATGTCCACATGCTGAAAGGTAAAGAATAAGATTCACCTTTATAAACAGCTAGTGGAGAATATCTAAAGTTATTAAATGAAACAAATTGATTTATCCACTGCCATACTTCTTCATTTGATGTATGGAATATATGAGGACCATAGATATGAATATTAATATCATCTTTTTTTTCAGTATAACAATTTCCACCAATATGCTCTCTAGAATCAATAACACAAACTTTATAACCTTGTTTATTTAACTCATATGCACAAATTGAACCATAAAAACCAGCTCCAACTATTAAATAATCAACCATATTATTTTTTTATAAAATGAAAATCAGCATCAGCTCCATTGTTATAGAAAAATTTATCTTTAGTTCCTGTACATACTAACTCAAAACCTAATGACTCAATAAACGGTATAGACTTATTTGTTTGTTTAGCTCCTATATTATATTCAACATGTTGCAACTCCACTATAAGATGTTTTACTGTTTTTAAAGTGTTAGTCATTCCTTGTAGAATATCTAACTCAGCTCCTTGAACATCTATTTTTACAAAGTCTGGAGGTGGGAATCCAGATAATGAAACTATTGAATCTATAGTTATTGTATGTCTTAATTCTTCAAATTCTTTAGTGTATATATCTTTAGCTGCTGGGGAGTATTTTTCATTTTCTTTATAATATGAATTACCACCAATATGAATTGGATGACAATGATATGTTACTTCTTTATTATTTTCATCACTAAATACTCCTAGTGAGTACTCAACACCATATTCATTATACCATTCTTCAACATATGTCATAGCTTCAAAAGCAATATATCTAGCATTAGGCCAAATTTGTTTAGCCTCTTTAGTCCAATGTAAAACAGCTGCTCCAATATCATAAACAACAGAAGGAGTATATTGAATAGTTTTTAAATAATCAACATGTCCTTGTGGTATACTAATCTCATTATGTAAACGTTTATAATAATCTGTATAATTATCCATTCAATAATTGATTTATAAAGTTAATCCACATAGAACCAACTTTGTTAGAGTTAAATTTATCTAAAATATATTGTTTACCTTTTGATCTTAATTCTTCTTTTAATTGAGGATTGTCTTCTAAATATTTTATTTTTTCAATTATTTTTGGAATATTATCTTTAAAAATACCTTCTTCGTCTTTTGATAAAGGTTCACTTTGCATTTTAGTTGGATCGGCTTTATCTGGAAAATCAATCCATATACAATGTCCTTCAAAATTCTCAGGTAATGCTCCTAATGGATAAGTCACTGGTATAGCTCCTAAAGCAATAGCTTCAGCCACAACACATGAGAAAGTATCTTTATGAACATCTTTATATGGTGTGTATAAAGGATAAATAAAATAATCACTTTCAGCTAAATGAGTAAATAATGTTTTTTTATCTACTCCGTTATGCATTTTAAAAAATGAATCTTCATGAGCGTGTGTAGCCATCAAATAATCAAAAGCATGAAATTCAGAATCTGGGTAATTTAATTGTTTAACAGTTTCTATAGCTATATTTCCTCCTCTAGCCCAAGCAGCGTGAAAAATAAATTTATGAGTTTTTTTAGTTGGATTAGTCTCTAATACTTCATTAATTATATCATCCATCACTGGATTAGGTATTAATATTTGTTTAGTATGGGGTATATGACTTTTAATAGAATCAATTACTCCTTGAGTCATACTTTTTTCCCACTCCGATATATTAACAAAACCTAATTTTAAATTATTTTCTTTAGTATATTCTATAATTTCATGTAAACCATATATCCACTGCATATGGTTCCAATATATAAGAGCTTTAGTCACTTTAATAGGTAATTCTTTATATTTAAAAAACCATAAACTGTTAATTAAAATATCAAATTCTTTATTTTCAACGCCATCAAAATTCAAATTAGTATAAATAACACCTCTTATTTTTTCTCCTGGTGTGTAAATTCTACCTAATGATTTATAAATTTCTTCTAGTTTGGGTTCAAGTGCTTCAGTAACAAATACTACTTCATGTCCTTGAGAAGCTAAATATTCAGCTACTACTATAGAACTAGTGTCAGTACCACTTCCTCCTCCACCTTGATATCTTAAAGTGTCACCATTTAAATAGTTACTTCTTCTACTATTACCTATAACTGTGAAAACTATTCTCATAAATCTTTTTCGTAACGATCACTCCATTGTTTTTCTTCATCAAATAAAAACATAACTATTTTACTTGGTTTATCAAAAGAATTAATAGTAAGTGAATATTGATTATTTTCTAAATTAACATACTGTGGATCACTTTCAATAAGAAAATCTTTTCTAGCTAATTCTAAACCAGATTTTGTTTGAATACCTAAAGTTAAAAATTTAGGTTTTTTAAATTCATATTTTTTAAAGAAATCAAGATCCCAAGCGCATGTAATTTTGAATTGACTACTTATAAATTGTTCTTCCCATGGTGTTGGATTAGGTGGTTCTTTTACTTTTAAAGTATAATCTTGTATTCTACATTTTTTAAAATCAAACCCACCATACACTTCATAGTCATGTAAACTCCTAACATCACCTAAATCATATTCACCTAAATCAATTCCATGCTCTTCAGTACCAAATAATTGACGTGTTTTATTTCTAGCGAATATATCTCTTTCACCACTTGTTTTTTTAGTTTGGCTTTCTTTACCATGGTCATCCCAATGTTTAGGTCTATAATTTCTTGTATATTCATGCCACATTACCATTCTATATGGACTAAAAAAATCATATCCATTAGTAAATGCTCTAACACTTAAAGTAGTTTCTTCAGTATAACCACCAAAATAGATATCTGGATCATAAGGTACTTCTTTAATAAATTTACCTGATGTGAAATAGAAGTGGCCACTTATTGTTCTAGCTTTAATAACATGATTTCTTTCTTTATAATCTTGAATATACCAAGGCATACTCATCAATAGCTTATCACTACTAAATTCATATTGTGACATTAAGCATGGAACTGGATTCCAAGTTGATTTATCTTTAGTTGGATCAAATGGAGTACAATAAGTAGTGATAACTGGTTTTTTAGATAGTTTTTTAGCTTGTTTATAATCTTCTAAACAAATATCATCCCATCCTTGAACAAAACGATGATGAGAATCGATTTGTAAAGTATATTTCTCACCCTTATATAATGTGTTTGTGATATGTCTAGCCCAACCTAAACCTTGACTTTCTGAATAATGATGTTTACTAATTCTAAAACGAGAATCATTATCATACTTAGTAATATCTTCTGTTTCATCATGTTGCCAACAAATACCAAATACTAAATTTTCTGGATGTGATGCTTTTGAAAGCATATCTTCGATAGTAGGAATCAACTGTGGATCCCTATAACTAGCGATCTGTACAAAAATTTTATTATTCATAACTTAAATATAACTTAAAGTTCTTGGTTTTCCAATAATCCTTTAGCTTTTTCATAACTCATATTATAAACTTTTTTTCTTCTATTACCAGAAGTAATTTCAAGTTCAGAACATAAAGCTATAAAATTATTAATATCTGTTTGATTACAATTTAACTTTTGAGATGAGGCTAAAGCTATAAGTTTAGTTTTAGCTAATACTGGATCTTGTTCTTTTTTTCTTCCGTTTTGATAATATAGTTTTAACAAACGTAAATTTAACTCTAGTTGTTTAAATTTAGGTGTTGTTAATAAGTTCTTCATTTCATCATATGAAGTCCAAATATAGTAAGCGTTAAAAGCAACACCTATTAAAATAATTAATTCTAAGAAGAATACCATCACAGCAAAAGCGAAATCATTTTGTTTTAATTCCTCTATTTTAGCTGCTGATTTACCTTCAGTTTTAGATTCAATTTCTTTTATTTTAGTGTCTTTAGTTGTTTGTAAAACAGCTACAATTGAATCTCTATATTTTCTATCTGCTCTAGTTGATGCTCTTTGATTACGATAAAAGTCTATTTCTTTATCATAATATTTAGCTACTGAATCTACTTTAGTTGATAATACTTGATCAGTTGTTATTTCAATAGTGTCTGAAGTATCAATTAATCTATGAGCTCCATTTAGTCCTAAATAAAATGATCCTACTACTAATGATAAAGTTACTAAAGTACCTAATATAATATTAAGTGTAACTTTTCTAACTCTTAAAATAGTAGATGTTAATTGTTCAAAAGCAAATCTCTTAAATAATTCATACCCTGTCATAAACAGAATAATGAATATAGAAAAGAATACACCTTGTCCTGTAAATAAAACAGGAATACTATTAGTTACATCTTTAATAAAAAAATAACTGAATAGAATTAAAAATATATTACCTAAAAATGAGAAATAATAGAGTGTCTTACTTAGAGAATTAAAGTTATTCTCAAAGTTAAACGTTTCTAATTCATTTTTAAGTTTAAAAAATTTATCTAATTTCATATAATTTCTTCTAAGACTCCATCCTTAACAAAACCTATAATATTATTATGTAGAGTATCTTTTTTACTTACTTCTATAATAACATCAGCTGTATAAAATTCATTATTCCAATTAAAGTTTTTTAATACTTTAAATTTACGAACTGTTGTTTCATAAGGAAACAATTCATTTAACATTTGTCTACGTTCATTACATCCACATCCTGGTGCTCCAGCTAATTTAGCTACAGCGTCAGCTACTTTATCAATACCAAAAAAATTAGTGATTTTAGCTATTGTGTCACCAACACCTTGTGATTGTTGTTTTGGATCAAATCCTTCCATAATATAACATTTTACATTATATAAATATATACAAAATTAGAAAAAATGCCCCTCATTTGAGGAGCACTTTTTGAGGCATTAATCGGCTACCTGCGGATTATAATGAATTTCGTTGTTTATCATTTTGCCATTGTCCTGAATACATTTCAGCTGATTCACATTCATGAAAATATATTTGGGCTACTCTAGCGTCTTTTTCAATGAATATTGTTTCATGAACATATAGTAATGTACCCATATTGTCTGTTTTAAAACCTGGATCAAATACAGGTGAGTTAATAATAGCTCCATTACGATATAATGATGAGCGTTGTTTAATAAATGCTACTCTGTTATCAGGAATATTACATCCTTCCCAAAATGTAATATCATATACTCCTTCATATAATAGCCATCCCTCATTTCCATCTAATTGAATAGTATCAAGCGGAATGTAAGTAGTTAATTCAGTCTTATCTTTTAATACTTTACCTATTTTAGCATCTTTATTAAAAGTTCCTCCTACGACTCTACTAGAACCTACTTTATTCACTGATTTTAAACTAAGATCATACCCAACTTGTGCTGGTTTGCCTTTAGTTTCATCTAATTTAAGTAATTCTTCTTCTAAAATTTGTTTTACGTTTAACATAATTTATAGTCTTGTATTGTTTTTGAGTCTTTATTTTCCCATGGATAAACTATCCATTCATTTTCATAAGCTATTTCCCAAAAGTAATGAGGTTGATATTCAGATGATTGTTTCCAATGTAGAGCAGCAGTATAAATATTATTTTCAAATTTAAATCGCTTTAATGTTTTACCTGTATCACAAATATCATCTACAACTAGAATATCACCTGCTACTGATGCTATATTAGCTTGAGCTACAAATGGAATACTTAATCTATGAGATAGCATTACAGCAGCAATTAATCCTCCACGAGGTAGTCCTCCAACAGCTTCAAATTTAATTCCACTAGTATGAATACTAGCTACTAGTCTATTAATTGCTCTATCAACATCATTCCAATTTAAATATCGCTTATCCATTATTTATATCCTTCCATATTTAGTTTTAACATTTCAATTACCTCCATCTTAGCTGTTCTACTATGATCAGCAAATACACCTGATACTTCACTTGTAACCATACTAGCACCAAAATGTTTTACTCCACGGCAGCTAACACAGTTATGATATGAATGTACTACTACCATTACATTTTCAGTTTCAGCTACTGCTTGAATAGCATTATGAATAGCAACTGTAAGTTGTTCTTGAATAGCGCCTCTACGAGCAAAATGTTCTACAATACGATTCAATTTACTTAAACCTACTACTTTACCATCTTCACCTGGTATATAAGCGATATGTGCTTTACCTAAGATAGCTTGATGGTGATGAGAACACATACTTACAATTGGAATATCTCTTTCTAATACAATACCAGCGTAACCATCACTTGGAAATGCTGTAATGTCAGTTGGTAACTCATATCTACCTCTCCATAAATCAAACACATATGCTTTAGCTACACGACGAGGTGTTTCCATACTATTTGGATCGTTTTCCCAATCAACACCAAGTGCTGTTAAAAACTGTCCATATGCTTTTTCAGCGTTAGCTACTATACCCCATTTTTCATCATCATTTAAAGAACGATGATATCCATCTTCAAGTAATGACTTTAAATGAGTTGAAATACCGTTAGCAAAACCGGCTTGTGCTGTTTCTAATGTCTCTGCATTAGCAATTTTCCTGCGTTTGTTCTCCATTATTATTTTCTTTATTATTTAATATATCAATACTTTTTTGAGTATCCAAAAGTTTCATTGCAACCATAGTATTCCAAACTGAAATTTGATTCCATAATTTTTGGACTTCACTTTTAAGAGTAAAAATTTGTTTCCACTGAAACATTTGTATTACCATTAATAAAAGAATTATTCCTAAATAAAAGTGTTCTTGAGTTAATGTAAATGTCATATTTGTATTTTAATCTATTACAATTATTTCTCCATGATTATGAGCAGGAATATAATGTTGTAATTTATGTTTATTAAGCATGTTTTGTGTTAGATTTCTCATTCTTTCAGAATATCCTGTTATTATTCTGAATGG